TTACACTCGTGAATGATTATGGTGATACTTTAATGGCTGAAGGAACAAATCCATTTTATAATAATGGACAAGGTGCACTGCAAAACTTTGAAGCACCTGAATATATGATATATGATGCAACACCTTATTGTGGTGATAATTGCATAGAAATAGTTTATGGATGTACAGATTCAACGGCATTAAATTACGCTGACTCTGCTAATGTAGATGATGGGACATGCATACCTATTATATTAGGTTGTATGAACCCACTTGCATTTAACTATGATTCATTAGCTACAGTTGATGATGGTGGATGTGTAACTACTATTGTTGGATGTATGGATAGTACAGCATTTAATTATAATCCATTAGCTAATGTTAATGATTCAGCGTCATGCGTACCTGTAGTATATGGATGTATGGATAATACAATGTTTAATTATAATAGCGCTGCTAATATAGATGATGGAAGCTGTATACCATTTGTTTATGGATGTACAAGTCCAATTGCATTTAATTATGACAGTTTAGCTAATACCGATGATGGGTCTTGTATACCTGTAGTTTTAGGTTGTATAGATTTAACAATGTGGAATTTTGACCCATTAGCAAATACGGACGATGGTTCTTGTATTCCATTTATATATGGGTGTACAGATCCTTTTATGTGGAATTATGATGTTTTTGCTAATACAGATAATGGTAGTTGTATTCCATTTATTTATGGATGTACTGATTCAACACAATTTAATTACGATCCATTAGCTAATACAGATAACGGTTCTTGTATACCTTATATATATGGATGTACAAATCCAACTTCTTTAAATTACGATGCAAATGCTAATACTGATGATGGATCATGTATAACAATACTTTATGGATGTACTGACTCTCTTATGTATAATTACAATCCATTAGCAAATGTAGATAACGGATCTTGTGTCCCTTTTATTTATGGGTGTACAAATCCTATAGCATTAAATTTTGATGCAACGGCAAATACAGACGATTTTAGTTGTATACTTCCTATATATGGATGTATGGACTCTACTGCTTTTAACTATAATCCGTTAGCAAATTTAGACAACGGAACATGTATCCCAGTTGTTTTAGGATGTACTAATCCAGTGGCTTTAAATTATAATCCAAATGCAAATACAGATGACTTTTCTTGTATAATACCAATTTATGGGTGTATGGATTCAACAGCCTTTAATTATGATCCATTAGCAAATGTAGACAATGGTAGTTGTGTACCGGTAATATTAGGATGTACAAATCCTAGTGCATTAAATTATGATCCTAATGCAAATACTGATGATTTTAGTTGTATATTGCCAATCTACGGATGCACAGACAGTACAATGTTTAATTACGATCCGTTAGCAAACGTAGATAATGGAACATGTGTACCTTATATATATGGATGCACTAATCCGGTAGCACTTAATTATGATCCACTTGCAAATACGGATGATTTCTCCTGTATATTACCTATATATGGTTGTACAGATAGTACTATGTTTAACTATAATCCTTTAGCAAATGTTGATAACGGAAGTTGTATTCCTTTTATATTTGGTTGTACTAATCCTAATAGTATCAACTATGATCCAATGGCTAATACTGAAGATTTTAGCTGCATTCCTTTTATTTATGGGTGCACTGATTCTTTGGCTATTAATTATGATTCAACAGCTAACACAGATAATGGCTCATGTATTACTGCGATTGAAGGATGCATGGATGCAAATGCTTATAACTATGATGCGTTCGCTAATGTAGATGATTCTTTATCTTGCTTATATGATGCAGGATGTATTACAGGTCCAGGTAACCCTTATTGGTTAAACGATGTTTGTTATGCATGGGTTATCGATGTAGATGAATATTGTTGTAATAATAGTTGGGATAACATATGTCAATTAACATATGATCATTGTAATGATAATTGGTCAGGACCTTTACCTAAAAGGACAGATAAAAATTTAATTGGAATTACAGATTTATTAGGTAGACCTGTAAATAAAATTAACAATAGACTTCTATTTTATATGTATGATGATGGAAGCGTAAAAAGAAAAATAATAATTAAAAATAAATAAATAAAAATTATGGCAACATTAACAGCAAAATTAACATTATCTAGTAGTAATATTTCAAGCGATGCTTTAAATCTTACTGTTACAAATACTGCGTCAACAACTACGCCTAGTGTAGGATTGTCTAGAACAGCAATAACAACAGCTGACAACCAAGAATTAGTAGATGAAGGAACAAGTGGAGTATTCTATTTTTACTTTAAAAATTTAGATGCAACAAATTTCGTTGTTCTTCAAACTACAGCTAGTGTACAATATGCTAGAGTAGGTCCAGGAGAATTTACTTTCTTTGCTATAAATGACGGAGCTGGTTTAGAAGCTAGAGCAGATACTGCTACTTGTAATGTAGAGTACGCATACTGGAAAAAAGCATAAATATGAAATTACAAGTATTAAGATTCAGTAGTGAGTCTGATTCTACTAATGGACTATTATTAGATGTAACAGATGGTATAAAGTTTCTTGCTTATACTTTAGAAGATGAGTACAGAGAAACTAAAAAAAGTAAAGAAACTAGAATACCAGCTGGAACGTATACTATAAAATTAAGAAATGAAGGAGGATTCAATAAAAGATATGGTAAGAAATATTCTAGTATTCATAGGGGTATGCTGCATATCATTGATGTACCTGGTTTTGAGTACATTCTCATTCATGTTGGCAATTCTGATGAGCATACTGCAGGGTGTTTACTTGTGGGTGATAGTCAGGAAAATAACCAAATAAACAAAAATGGATTTATAGGTAGCTCTGGCAATGCCTATAAAAGAATTTATCCTTCTATAGCAGAAGCAGTAGAAAATGAAGGAGTAACAATACAATATATAGACTTAGATTAAGATGGCAAAGTGGATTAAACAGCAGAAGCTAACAAATAATATTTATACTACAGATGCAAATTATGTGCACACACAAGGTTCACCGGCTGCACAATGGGTTGTAACACATAATTTAAATAAAAAATGTTCTGTGACAGTTATTAACTCCGCTAATGAAGTGGTAATAGGTCAAGTTACATATAACAGTGACAACCAAGTTACACTAGACTTTGAAGGTTCTTTCTCAGGAAAAGCTTTCTTTAATTAAAAATATAAAATATAAAATAAAAAAACAATGGCAGAATTAAAATTTTTAGTAGATTTAGATGTAAGTGGTAACATAGATCTAAACGATAATCAGCTTCTTAATATGAAGCTACAACACTTAAGTTCAGATCCAACAGGTGTTGAAGGACAATTATACTATAACAGTTCAAGTAATGTAGTAAAGTTTTATGATGGATCAGATTGGGTTACTTTCTCATCAGCATCCGGTGACATTACTGCTGTAGTTGCAGGTAATGGTTTAACAGGCGGTGCAACTTCTGGATCCGCAACTGTAACTGTTGGGGCTGGTACTGGTATAACAGTCAATACAAATGACGTAGCTGTAACAGCGGCACAAACTGGTATTACATCTATAACAAACACTAGTTTAAATATTGGTAGAGGAAATGATAATTTAATTAAGTTTGGTACTGATAATGAAATAACTTTTAGAGTAAGCGCTAATGATGGTGTAGTATTTAAAGCATCAGGGGAAATAGAAGCTACTAAGTTTGATGGAGCATTAGAAGGTAATGCGGATACTGCAACTGTTGCTACAACTGTAACTATTACAGATAATGAAAGCACAAATGAAACTAACGCGGTAATTTTTACTGCTGGAGGTGCTAAAACTGGAGGTAATTTAGGATTAGAATCTGATGGTGATTTAACTTACAACCCGTCTTCTGGTACTTTAGCAGCAACAGCATTCACAGGTAACTTAACAGGTAACGTAACAGGAACTGCATCAACAGCTACAGTGGCAACAACAGTAACAATTACTGATAATGAATCTACAGATGAAGATAATCCAATTGTATTCGTCGCAGGCGGTGATGTTGATGGTGGTAACTTAGGATTAGAAACAGATGGCAATGCACACTATAACCCTTCAACAGGAAAAATAACAGCAACGGCTTTTGCTGGTAATTTAACAGGTAACGTTACAGGTAATGCTTCTGGGTCTTCAGGTTCATGTACAGGTAATGCAGCAACCGCTACGGCACTAGCTACCGGTAGAAACATAAACGGAGTTTCTTTCGATGGTACTGGTAATATTACAGTTACAGCCGCTGGTTCTACTTTAAGTGATACAGTTACAGTTGCAAAAGGTGGTACTGGAGCTACTTCTTTTGCAGACAAATCTGTTATTATAACACAAGACAGTGGAACAGATACTTTAGCTGCAGTAGCTATGACAACTAGTGGTCAACTATTAATTGGTGGCTCTTCAGGTCCAGCAGTTGCAACTTTAACAGCTGGCTCAAATATTACAATAACAAATTCAGATGGAGGTATCTCAATAGCTGGTACTGCTAACGACGATGTTTCTGTTGCAAATCTAAAAACAGCTTTAGCTGGTGGTTTTGGATCTAATGCAGTAACTATTGGTGATAGTAATGATGTAGTAACAATAGGTAATGACTTAACAGTAACTGGAGATTTAATTGTATCAGGAGATACAACTACAGTTAATACTGCTACATTAAGTGTAGAAGATCCTTTAATTGTATTAGCTAGTGGAAATGGTGCTGATTCTGTGGATGTTGGTTTCTATGCAAAATATACATCATCTGGAGCTAAATACACTGGACTCTTTAGAGATGCTAGTGATTCTAATACTTGGAAATTATTTGCAACATCTGGTAATAGTCATGCAGCTCCAACAACTACAGTAGATACATCATCAGGATTTACTTATGGTAATCTTAGATTAGGAACTCTTACAGGAGATGTAACTGGTGATTTAACTGGTAATGCAGATACAGCAACAGCCTTGGCAACTGCAAGAAATATTGGAGGCGTATCATTTGATGGTACAGGGAATATTAATTTACCAGGTGTAAACACTTCAGGTAGTCAAGATACTTCTGGAAATGCAGCTACGGCTACAGCTTTGGCTACTGCCAGAAATATAAATGGAGTTAGTTTTGATGGAACCGGAAATATTACGGTAACAGCTGCAGGATCTACCTTATCTGATACAGTAACTGTAGCTAAAGGTGGTACAGGCGCAACATCTCTAACAGATGGTGGTATACTATTAGGATCTGGAACTGGGGCTGTAACAGCAATGGCTGTTTTAGCAGATGGTGAAATGATTGTTGGAGATGGAACTACAGATCCTGTAGCAGAAAGTGGTGCAACGTTAAGAACAAGTATAGGAGTTGGACCTACAGCAGGTAATACTTCACTTGTTACAACAGGTACAATTACAACTGGTACTTGGGCAGCAACTGATGTTGCAGTAGCTCATGGTGGTACGGGAGCTTCAAGCGCTGCTGATGCAAGAACAAATTTAGGAGTTGCTTACGCTTCTGATGCTGAAGCATTAGCTGGATCAAGTGACACAGTAGTTCTTACTCCAGGTAACTTAGCTGCTAGAAGTTATAAAACTACAATCGGTGATGGTAGTGATTTAGACATAGCTGTTACACACAGTTTAGGAACAAGAGATGTTATTGTACAATTATATGATTCAAGTTCTTATGAAACTGTTTATGCACAAGTAGTTAGAACAGATGCAAATACTGTTACAATCGATACTAACGCGGCTGCAGCATCTGGTGACATAACAGTATTAATAACTAAAGTAGACTAATAAGTTTAACTAAATAAAAATTAAAATGGCTTTAAAAGGAGAATTAACACATAAAGGAATAACAATTGGTGAAGCACATGCTGTTATTGTAAGGGCAATTCACTATGCTGATTATAGTGCAGAGGGAGTAAAAACTTTATCAGCTCAATACTTAGTAAAATTCTACAAAGATGAGGCTGTTTATAATGCAGATCCTAATAATAATTATGATCAAAAAGAATTTATATTTACCCCCTCAGTTGCGAACACTGCGGGGCAAAACCTTGTAAGACAATCTTATAATAATATGAAGACTTTGTCTGACTACGATTCAATGACCGATGTGTAATTAAAAAAAATTAAATGAGTACAATAAAGTATTTAAGTAATCTTCTTGGTACTATTAAGTTTGGTAGAGACGCAGATAATCTTTTAGATTTTACTACAGATAATCAAATAACATATAGGGTAAATGGAGCTGATAGTCTAGTAATGAAAGCAGACTACACAATAACTTTTGGCCACACTAACTCTGTTATTGAAGGTGCTACAAGTGGTAATCACTTAATTGTTGGTGGTAATTCTGATTTATCTTTAAGAACAGCTGGTAGCACTAGGATAACTATGGACAGCTCTAAATGTGAGTTTAATGTTCCTGCTATACCCGGAACTAGTGATGGTGTTGCTCTTGGATCTACAAGTAAAATGTGGTCTGATCTTTTTTTAGCATCAGGCAGTGTTGTTAACTTTAATAATGGTGATGTTACCTTAACACATAGTAGTAATACTTTAACTGTTGCTGGTGGTAATCTAGCTGCTACTTTTGTAGGAGATATAACAGGAGATGTAACAGGAAACGCTTCCGGATCATCAGGCTCTTGCACTGGTAACGCTGCTACTGCAACTGAGGCAACTAACGTTACTGCATCGGCTAATAATAGCACAAACGAAACTGTATACCCAACGTTTGTTGATGGTGCTACAGGAACTCAAGGTATTGAAACTGATACGGGTCTTACTTATAATCCTTCAAATGGTAATCTAACATCAACTAGATTTACTGGAGATCTTGTAGGTACAGCTTCTGTAGCAACTACAGTTACAATTACAGATAACGAAAGTACTAATGAAACTAATCCACTTGTATTTGTTGCAGGTGGTGATACAGATGGTGGTAATTTAGGTCTAGAGACTGACGGTGATCTTCTTTATAATCCAAGTACTGCTACTTTAACATGTGATACTTTTGCAGGTAATGCTAGTACAGCAACTGCATTAGCTACATCAAGAACTTTCCGAACAAATCTAGCAAGTACAAGTACAGCTGGTTTTACTGGAGCTGCTAATTGTACTCCTGGTGTTACAGGTACTTTAGCAGTTGGTAATGGTGGTACTGGTGTTACTACTATGACAGCTTTAAAAAATGCTTTAGACGATGAGACTTGGACATTTGCTAATAACATTACAGGAACGTTAGCTACTGCAGCACAAACAAATATAACATCATTAGGAACTCTTACTGCTTTAACAGTTGATGATATTAATCTTAATGCTAAAACACTGACAATAACAGGTGATACTAGTGATACGTTTACTATAGTTACTGGTGCAAATGGAGCAACAACTCTTACTACAACTGATGGTGGTGGGGCCCTTGGTCACTTTGAAGTAGCCGCTGATGGTAATATTACATTAGATGCTGCGGCTGGTGTTAATATTGAAATGGAGGACGGAGAATATACTTCTTTTAAAAATGGTACTGCTACTTATGCTCATTTTTATGCTGAAAGTGGTGGTAGTACTGGTTTTAGACTATTTGAAGACGGTGGTGATTCTTCTAGTGATTACTGTGATATAAGCGTAACTACACACGGTGCAACTACTCTTACAACTGTTGATGCGGCCGCTGCTGCCGCTCATTTTACTTTAGATGTAGATGGTAATATAGAACTTAACGCTGATGGTGGTACAATTACGTTTGCAGATGCTGGTTCTTCATTAGGAACAATAACATCTGCTGGTTATTCTGGAAAGGCTGCTACTGCTACTGCATTAGCAACAGCTAGAACTATTGGTGGTGTAAGTTTTGATGGAACTGGTAATATTACTCTTCCAGGTGTAAATGCTGAAGGTAATCAGAATACTACTGGTAATGCTGCAACTGCTACAGCTTTAACATCTGGTAATAAAACTATAACTGGTGACTTAACAGTAAATGGAGATACTGTTACTTTTTCCTCTGCTAATGCTGATGATCCAAATGTAATTATTCAAAACACTACAAACGATGCTCAAGGAGCGAGACTTACATTTAAAAAACATAGAGGCGTAGATGCGGTAGATGGAGATAATATTGGTGAAATAGAATTTTGGGGTTATGACGATGGTACACCAAGCGAACAGATATACGGTAAAATACTAACAGAAATACATGATGCAACCTCTGGTCAAGAATCTGGGCAAATGAACTTTGTTGTAGCTAGTCATGATGGTGGTCAAAATACTGGTCTTAAATTAACTGGTGGTAGCGTTGATAATGAGGTTGATGTAGAGATAGGAAGAGGTGCAGCATCAGTTACAGCTGTACAAGGTCTTTTAACTGCTGCAGGTACAATAACAGGTTCTGCAGATGTAATAGCTTATTCTGATGAAAAACTAAAAGAAAATGTTAAAACTTTAGATGGTAAAAAAGTTTTAGAAATGCGAGGTGTTAGTTTTGACCGTATAGATACAGGTAAAGCTAGTTCTGGTGTTATAGCACAAGAGATAGAAAAAGTTGCTCCAGAGTTAGTTATAGATGATGGTAACTATAAAGGAGTTGCTTATGGTAACTTAGTAGGCTATTTAATAGAAGCTATTAAAGACCAACAAAAACAAATTGATGAATTAAAAGAAATGTGTAATGGCTGTTCCAAGTAGTGGTACATTAAGTTTAGCTGGTATTAGAGCAGAGTTAGCTACTAATACATATAATGCTAGTGCAACAACAACTGCCAGTTTAGGAGACTGCTCTGATGGCAGTGTAGCAACTATTAACACAGCTAACGCTTCTAGTGATAGACCTGATGGTAGTACACCGCACGCAATGTCTGAGTTTTATGCTTATGATCATGATCTTACTTCTTTCACTGACAGTAAAAGTTTTGACTTTGATGGTACTAATGATTATTTAGATTTCCAATCAGGAAATATAGGTACTGATTTAGAGGCTATAGGATCTATTAGTTTATGGGTTAAATTAGACTCAATGTCTGCCAACGGATTTATATGGCAAATAAAAGCAGAAGAAGGTACTGATAATCAAATTATATTACTTTGGAATAATGCAGCCGCAAGAATAAGAGGTAATGTTAAGTTTGGTGGTACTGCAAATGTTGTTGACTCTGGAGGCGGTTTAGAAAACGATGATACTTGGCATCATGTTGTAATGACGTGGGAATCTGGTTCTAAAACATCTGCTAATAATATAGTTAGATTATATATAGACGGATCACAAACAGATTCAGATGCCATAGGTAATACTTGGTCAGATGCAAGTGGTCATGCTGGTTTTATTATTGGTAGAAACGATATACAAAGTAATGCTTATTTTAATGGTCATATGAGTGATATAGCTTTCTTTAGTGATGTACTAACTTCTTCTGAAGTTACAGCAATATATAATTCAGGATCACCAGCAGATGAAGAATCACATTCTGGTTTAATAGCTTATTATACTATGGAAGCTTATAGTGACGAAGATTCTACACTAACAGATGATTCAGGTAATAGCAAAACATTAAGAATAAATAACACTGAAGATATAGATAGTTCAGATACACCGTAATATGGCAAGAAAATACGTAATAATAACAAGTAGCGATGTAAGTTCTGTAGATTTTTCTAAAGTAGAAGAAACATCTGCAGATACATTAAGATGGAACAAAGACAATACAAAAACTTTTGTAAAGTTTACGGGAGATACGCCTAGCTTTTTAGATGGTAAAACACAATATACTTACGAAGAAATATTAGAAATATTAAATAATGTAAACGGTGAATGGTATATAGAAGATACAACAAGTGATTAATATATAATAATAATGAAAGAGTATATACATAAAAATATAACAGGAACTACTGAGCAAACATTAGTAGAAAGAAATATAAAAAAAGATATTGATATTAGAGGATTAACAATATGTAATAATCATGCAACAGATTCTACATATGTAGATTTATATTTAAAAAGAATAAATGAATCTTTTCATACTCCTGGAAAAGATGGAAATTGGGACGCAGTAGCAGCTGATATTACTACTCTATATATAATGAGAGATTTAGAAATTACTCCTAATAATACATTAATTTTAGAACCTAGAGAAGTTGATTATAATGCAAAAGAATTTAGTTTAATGTTGCAATTAAATGATGCAGACAGTACAGTTGACGTAATAATAAATTTTGAACAAGAATTTTAAACAAGAAAGATAATGGAAATATTTAAAGATAATAATGAGTGGAATGAAAAGTCTATAATAGGTTTTATAGCTTTTGCAATAATGTGTTTAATAATGATAGTAGACCTTATAACAGGATGGTTAGGAAGAGATTTAGCAATTAATGAATTTGTATATGATTCATTTGTATTTGTAGTTCTTGGATGTTTTGGTATAAGTGGTTTAGAAAAATTTGCTAAGAAATAATGGGAGTTTTAAGTAAAATATTTAGTTCAGGGGCTGGAGAGCTTGTTAAGAATGTTGGAGGGGTTTTAGATAATTTAACTACATCAAAAGAAGAGAAGTTAGAGGCCCAAAGAAAAATAAAAGAAATAATAGCTAACTATGAAACAGAGATGGAAAAAAATGTAACATCTCGATGGGAAGCAGATATGAATTCTGATTCATGGTTAAGTAAAAATGTTAGACCAATGGTTTTAATATTTTTAGTTATATGTACTGTATTAATAATATTTATAGATTCAGGACATTTACGCTTTAATGTAAAAGACTCATATGTAGATCTTTTACAGTTAGTACTAATAACAGTGATTGGAGCCTATTTTGGGGGAAGGTCATTTGAAAAAAGAAAAAAATAATGACTTTAAATGAAATAGCTTACAATTTACTTAATCTTGTTAGAGGAGGTAGATCACATAATGATGAAAATATATCTTTAGATCAAATTAAATTTAACATTAAACATTATAGAGCAATGTTTATAAGAAGAGACTATACTAAAAACGGTTTTGTTAGTAGACATGTAGAACAAGATTTAGGATGTATTAAATTACAAAGAGTAGATGCTACTAAATGTTGTAGCTTACCTTCTGAATGTATTGTGTCTCAAGGAGTAGATGCTATACCTAAAACAATAAGATATAATTTTGAAGAGGCTATTACATATGTAGGAGATGTAACAGGTACTGGAACAATACCTATGGTAGGATCTAATACTATACAATTTTTACCTTATGATAAGTATACAAATAAAAAAATGAAAGCTTATATGATTGAAAATTATTTGTATATTTACAACGCAGAAGGATTAGAATATATTAACGTTAGAGGAGTATTTGAAGATCCGGAAGTAGTGTCAAAATTTGGAGACTGTGATGGTCAACAATGTTATGATGACAGCGCTACAGATTATCCAATTCCTATGGATATGTTAAGTCAAATTAATCAAGGTATTTTGAGTGGAGAGTTAGCACTCTTGTCTAGTACAAAGAGTGATACAACTAATGATCGTATGCAGGATGTTACACAAGCACGACCTAAAAAATAAATAATAAAATAATACTATGAACTTAAAAAAGAAAAATAAAAAAGAAGAAAAAGTAACCTATAAGAAAGGAGGTAAGAAAAAAATGAAAGGTGGAGGTAAAAAAATGATGATGTATAAAACAGGAGGATTTGCTATAGAGCCTAAAACACCAAATTTAGACGATTTATAGAATGCATTATACTCTTAAAGACATATACATAGATTATAAAAAAGAGTACGATGAAGATATAAATAAAGCTCTGTATACAGATATAATACAAGAGTTTAATATTATGATCATGGAGTATATTTTAGACGGGAAAGAATTTAATATGGGAAATAATCTTTCTACGTTATCTATCATTAGAAGGGATAGAGATCCTAGATCACCAAGATTAGATTGGGGAGAGAGTAATAAATATAAGAAAGAACTCCTAGAAGAGGGTCAATTGTTATATAACTCGGAAACGGGTAAAGGAGTTAAGTGGCATATCTATCACACTGATGAATTTTATTGCAAATACTATTGGAGGAAAGGTAAATGCAAAATACCAAATAAATCAGTGTATAGATTTGACACTACTCGTGGCGTAAAAGGAAATAAAGAAAAGTTAATTACTCTTTTAAAACAAGATGATTTAGCTTATTTAAAATTTAAAAAGCACTAACATGGCAGTATATAAAACAAAATCTAGTAAGACTATAATAAGAAAGATCTTTAGAGATTTAAAACCTCAAGATGATAATTGGATTGATGATGCTATTGAATGGGTAGGAGAAGCTTTAGAACATATAGGCTCTGCTACACAATTACTACAAAAACAATGTGTATTAACTGTAGCAAATCATAAAGTACTACTGCCTACAGATTTATATTACATTAATCAAGTAGCTATAAATAACTCAGTATCTCCAGTTTCTTCTAAAGAACTAGATACATTAATAGATAAAGTAAAAGAATTAAAAGACGAAATAGCTGATGCACAAGCAGACGGTTTAGAATACTCAAGTACAACATCTGTATTAAACGATATTAATAGTAGAATTGTTGTATTAGAAAATATATATTTTAAAAGTAGTGATCATATGCAACCTTTACAATATGGGGCAAGTACTTTTCATAGAAGTATGCATTGTGATGATTGTATAAATGAAAATATAAATTATGAAGATACATATATTATAGATAATGATTACATAAAAACATCTTTTGAAAGTGGAAAAATATGTTTAAGTTATATGGCATTTCCTACTGATGAAGATTGTTACCCACTAGTACCGGACGATATAAGCTTTTCTGAAGCACTTTTTTGGTATGTGTATAAAAAGATTTTATTATCTAGACCTGATTTTAAAAAGAATGGTATTAACTATACTTTTGCAGAACAGCAGTGGAAGTACTATTGTACACAAGCTAGAAATGCTGCAAACTATCCAGACATAGATAGATATGAATCTTTCATGAATCAGTGGGTAAGACTTATTCCTAACATAAATAGACACGATGTAGGATTTGAACAATTAAATACTAGAGAGGATTTATATAGAAGCTAATGGATAAACGATTTATAAAAGGATTATTTAAAGATACAGCACACATCGATCAGCCAGAAGGCTCGTGGAGGTATGCTAAAAATGCTATTACTAACAACAAAAAAGGCTCTATCTCTAATGAAGGAGGCACAGAGATTGCTGGACACCTAGGGGCTAATCCTACTACAGGAGCTCAAGATGATAAAGTACTTGGTAAAATAGAAGTTAATAATAATAGAGTAATTCTTTTTGTAAAAGATGTTGTAAATTCTCCTGGTAGAAGCGAGATAGGTATCTGGGAAAATGATACTTATACAATATTGTTTAATCCTAACTTACCTACAGATTTAAATTTTCAAGAAAGTAATCCAATTGAAGGTACATTTAAAATAGATTCTAAAGGAGATTTAGTTATATATTTTACAGATGATTTAAACCCTCCTAGAGCTTTTAATGTAGACAGACAGCAGCGAGAAAGTACTGCAGTTACTCAATTATATGGGACTACAATAAATGATATAGAGCTATTAAATTTATTTCCACATTCAGGAGATATTCCTCATGTAGAATTAGATTCTGTAGTTACACATCAATCTTCTGTTATTGAAGGTGGAGGACTATTAACAGCTGTTTATTATTTAGCATTAGCTTATGTAGATGATGATTTTGTAGCCACTAACTTTGTAACAGTATCTAATCCTATTTCTATTGTAGATGAGTTTGATCATACTAGACCTACCACTAAAAAAGATGGAGCTAAAGAAGGTAGTCAAACAACTAAATCTATTAAATGGAAAATTAATAATCTTAATACAGATTATAAATATTTAAAGCCTGTAGTTATTAGAAAAATGGGAGATGCTACAGAAGGGTTTAGATTAAATGATGTAGAAATATCTGCATCAAATTTAAATGTAACTTTTAGTGGTATAGAAGGTTCTAGCCCTGCCTCAGTAGATGATGTTATTATTGACACAGCTTCTTATAGTACTGCTAAAACAATCCAACAATTAGATAATGTTTTATATTTAGGAAATGTAACTAGTAATCAAGATTTAGGATACCAAAAATATGCAAACGATATAAAGCTACACTCTGTAACTAAAGTTATAGATAATTTTGATGAGTATTATGCTACAATAGACGGTTTAAATACAGGGTTTAATAATACTAGAGTAGATGAATATGATGGTTCAGAACAAGCTGTAGATAATACAAAATCATATAGATACCAACCTAATATATTTAAATACAAAGGATATATGCGAGATGAAGTATATGCTTTTTATATAGCATTTATACTTAAAGATGGTAGTATGTCTTATGCTTATCATATACCAGGAAGAGAAGGATTAACAGAAGAATTAAGAACTGCAGGAGGAGGTTTAAATGGAGGGTTATGGTCAGACCTTTATAAGTTAAATAGAAAATATACAAAGAATTTTCATTTTTTAGATAGAACAGCTTTACACCCAGCTGCCTCATGGAATGACCATAGGCAAATGAATTTTTGGCAAAATGCTACTGAATTATATCCTAATACAGATGATTATGATATACACAATGGTAGTACAATATCTGGAACATTAAAAGGTAAAAGAGTTAGACATCATCATTTTCCGTCTAATAAAAACAGTTCTCGTAAAAGTATTACTGCAGATAACTGTGAAACAGCTGGATCTATGCTAACACCTAATTTACCACTTACCTACAATAATCTAGAATTAGTTTGGCAGTGGGATGAAGATGTTACTGATGTAAGACAAGTAACAAGCGGAGGGACTAGATATAGATTTAACGGAAGTATTAAACCTAAATATCCGCCTACTAGTTTTAGTTTAGGATATTGGAGTAATAATAATATTATAACGCCAGTTCATGAGCAAGCAGTTAATAATCTTTTTACTAGTAATGATACATTTACAGCTGATCAACAAATGACAGTAGATGTTATATTTAATGTTTGGTTTCATCAACGTTTAGTTGGTACAATTGCATCTATTAAAGACGTACAAACAAAATGTAAGACTGATGCTAGTAGTTTAGGTCCTGGTATTCATACATTAGGTGATGATACAATACAATCATTTGGAAATGATATGTGTGCAGGGACTAGAGATGATTATAATAGGCACGATACTATGACTGTTCTTTTAGAGCCAGGAGAAAGCATTTGGTTAGAAAGTTATATGTTAACTTCAGGTAATGGAAATGATAAAGCTTATCAATCTAATATGCCTGATGAGGTAAATGGTGGTATTATACACTGTAACGCTGGTTCTAATGAATATCTTCCTCCAGAATGGGATTGCTTGCAAATCCCTACTTTTGGTGGTTCTTATGAAAAAATTATTTGTAAAAGTTTTATATCTTTTAGAGTAAATAGTACTGCAGCTAGTATTCCACAACAAGATTATAATGATGCAAAAATTTCTCATGATGTTAATATATTAGGATTTGAATTAAATGACTTAAGAATACCACAAGAGATTGAAGATAAAATTCAAGGATTTAGAATATACTATGCAAAGAGAGATCATGCAGATAAAACAATTTTAGGGCAGTCTGTAGGAATTCCTTCTACTCCTAAAATAGCTCAAATAGGAGTATGTAAAGAAGCTATAACAGGTGGAAACTCAGGAACCGCATTAGAAGTATTACAAACTTTAAAAAATGAAGATGAAAACTTTTGGAATATAGAACCTTTTACTAAAAGTATTACAGAGTATGGAACATATCCTCAAATGCATTATAATGCTAATACTATATATAGTGATACTCAAGGATATAAAGTATTTAGTTTTCATGATTTTAATCTATTAAGAACTCGTAATAGTTTATCTTCTGCTACACATATTGATGTTCAATATAAAGTTAGAAACTTAGCATGGAATGGAGCTAAGATTGAGCAAGAAAAAAAGATGGTTACTCTTCTTGATACTACTACCACTCCTGACAGTCTTGTAGAAGATTGGGGATGGGATACAGAATTTAATTGTTATCCACAAGATATTAAATCTGCTATTTTAATAGGAAAACAATATGATAGTATTTCTAATACAATGCAGCCAAGAATATTAAATCAAAAAGCTAAAACATACTTACCAGGAGATTCAATTTTTGAAGGAGAGGCTTTAGGATTTGGAGGTAAATTATTTAATGAGTTTGGAGAAACTTCTATACTATTTGCATTAAAAGATAATCATGAAATTCCTGTTGTATTCGCTCAAAGTAGGCCTTATAATAAATCAGCAGGATGGGTTGGAAGTAATTTTCCTAATGCAGGAGAATATGGACAGGTAGGATTAGGAGAACCTATATTAACAAATCCACTACCATGGACAGGAACTGGAGGTAATGTAAAAAGTAATGATCTTATTATAAATCTTAAAGCTTTTAAAACAGATGTTTATAAATCTATTGATAGTCAAGATTTAATATGGACAGGATTTGAAGTATTAGGAGATGATTTAGAATATTTTAAAATAAGTAATACTAACGCACACTTTAAAACAAATGATTTATCTACAGTTAATGGAGAAGTACATGAAGGTATATTTGGAGGAGATACATATCTTTGTAGATATGGGATAAGTACTGCTTTAAAAGCTAGTAATCCAACTCAAGATTCAAATCCAGAAAGAGCTATTCATTATCATATTGTAGAAAGTACAGATAATATAAACTTTAGACATACACAAGATTCTGATAGTATGTATTTTCCAGGAACTCCTGCTACAAAAGTATTAGAATATATAGGAATTAAAGATTTTACTAATAAAGAAAATACTAGATATAATGATAATTATTCAGAACTTAATAATTTAAGAACTGCTTTTCCTCTACCTTTAAAACAGGTATTACAAGACGATTTTCCTACACGAACAATAAGAAGTGCTAAAGCAGATACTACTAGTTTAATAGATAATTATAGAATATTCTTAGCAAATCAATTTAAAGATTTACCTAAAAATAGAGGAGAACTTTGGAATCTGTCTACTTTTAATAATCTATTGTATTTCCATATGGAAGAAAGTTTATTTGCTGCTAAAGGTAAACAATCGTTACAAATGAAAGATGGTAGTGAATCTTTTGTAGGTAGTGGAGATATATTTGCACAAGAGCCAGATGAGATGATACAAACAGAAGGAGGATATGCAGGTAGTAGCTCACAGTGGGCAGCCTTAACAACAAGATACGGATACTTTTTTGTAGACTCTAAAGCAAGAAAAGTATTTTTAATGGGGGAACAATTGCAAGAAATAAGTGCAATAGGTATGGAAGATTGGTTTAAAACTAATCTTAAATTTGTTCTAGAACAATATGGATTTATAAATACTTATGACAATCCTATATTTGGATTTGGATATACCTCTATTTGGGATCCTAAAAACAGAAGAATTGTTCTTACTAAAAGAGAATATGAACCTACTCCACATTTTATTTCAAATAGTTCAGACATTGTTTTTGATCCTACTATGAGTAAATTTAAAATTATTTCTACAGGGGCTAGGTTAGAATGGACAAATCAACAATATTTTAATCAAGGAGGTTGGACTATATCTTATTCTCCAGAAGCAAGTACTTGGACCAGCTTTCATGATTACATACCTTATATATATTTTAATACTTCTACAGATTTTTATTCTTTAACAGATAAATATCCAAGACCTGTAAACTCTACATTATTTGATACAACGTTTGGTAATGCTGGTATATGGAGACATAATTCATCTGCTAATAGAGGTATATTATACCAAGAAGGAGGAACAGGAACTGTAGGAGCAGGTGGTGCTGCTAGTACTTTATATGTAGATTTTGAAATTGAGTTTATTCACAATGAAAATAAATCTACAGACACTTTAATTTCTAATATAAGTTATGTATCAGAAACATTTAATCAAGCTAATGTTAATATATTAGAACATGGATTTACTGATTTCTTTTTATATAATACATTACAAGCTACAGGAACTACTGAAATAGAATATTTAATAAATACTAGGAGAGTAGGTAATAGCTGGACTATTAACAAGTTTAGAGATATGGCAGCATTAAGTACTAATACTAATTCTTATTATATGTCAGCTAGCACTAACATTTTAGGGGGAACTAACACGGGAACTGTAACAACTTCTTCTACAAATACTATGTTTGACGTAGCAGGTATGGTAGAAACTCCAAATCCATTATACTTAAATATGGCTAAAACTTGGGATAAACAGAGGAAATTTACAGATAAATGGTTAGGAATACGCCTAATATGTGACAATAAACAAAATAATTTATTAAATTTGTATTCTACATCCGTAGGTGCACGAAAAGTATCTAGATAATATGGCACTAAAAAAACTTAAAAAGAAAAAAGCTAAAAGAAAAATTTATACAGCTGGAGGTATGTACAGTAATACAATACCTCCTGGGCTTAATACAACTAATCTTGTACGAGAAGAAAGCAATCCAGAGGTTTTAGAGGCTAAAGAAGAAAAATTAAAACAAACAACTCTTAATTTACAAGAGGAATCTCAAAATGTTTCTGAGGAAATAGCACAAGATGAGGTAACAGCAAATCAACAAATAGAAAGTGTAGCAGCGCAAAGTGACGCTCAAGCTGATGCTATTGTAAGCGGAACAAAACAAATTGCTAAACAATTTATAAAACCAGAAGAGAAAACAGATATTACTAAAATAGGGACTGGAGCGACCGGAAGTAATCCTATTATATGGGATCCTGCAACTAACGATTTTGTAAAACAAGGAATTGGAGGAAAAGGTACTTCTTTATTTGGAGCATTTAAAAAGGCCGGTCAAGCTTATAAAGCTCAGAGAGCAACTAACCAAGCTATTAAATCTGGACAATTAATGGCAAGTTCTGCGGGTACTGCAGGTAAAGCAGGATTAACATCTTTAGGACAAGGTCTTGGTAGTTTTGCTAAATCTGGAGCGGGTATAGGAACAATTGCTGCTTTAGCTGGAGCAGGTGTAACTAAATTATCTGATGATGATGATGCTACAACTTTGAATTTTGGTGAAGGAGCAGGAGCTACTTTATCAGGAATTGGAACCGGTATTGGAGCAGCAGCAACTGCAGCTATGCTTGCAGGATCTACATTAGGTCCAGCAGGAACCTTAATAGGAGGTGCATTAGGAGCAATATATGGTTTAGGAAAAGGGCTTCTTTCAAGAGGTAAAGCTAGAAGAGAACAAAAACGATTAACTGCACAAAGAGATAAAAAAATATCTAATTATGAAACTAAACAAAGATCAAAGTATTTAACGGCACGGGCAAGTGCTAGAGCTTCAGAATTAAAAAGTAAAACTATTTCTGGATATGATCTAGGAATAAACGCTAAACTTGGAGGATTAAGATTAGGAATTCCAAGATACGGTAATTAAAAATATAAAAGAATGAAAAATAGTATACTAAAAAAATTAAGTAAAAAATATAATAAAGGAGGACTTACAGACTTAGCTACAATGGTTGGTGAAAAAGGAGTAGGGGAAGGTATTAAGCAAGGATTAACAAGAGTTGCATCAAGTCTAACAGGACCAGGTTCTGGATTTTTGGCAGGTTTAGGTAGATCTGTAGCTCCAGTTGCAATTACATCATCATTATACGGAATGTATAAAGAGGGACAAGAATATTCAGGAGGTAGAGCTGGATATACACAAAACCCTAACTATGTAGAAGGAAGTGATAAGTTTGGAGGTGGAGATAGTACAGCACAATTTATACCATCAGGAGGATTAGTTAAAGAACATACACCTTCTGTATGGGCTAATAAAACTAGTATGTTTCAAACAGGTGGAATACCTTTGCCGGGTGGTATAATGAGTCCTATACCAGGAAGTGATGCTGTAGAGTTTATGGGTAATCAGCATGATGAATCAGGTATGGGATCAGATAGCGGTATTATGGTGGATGCAAATACAGAAGTAGAAGATGGTGAAACTATGGATCAAGTAAATATGGCTAAAACAGGGGGTAAAAGAGATTATTTCTTTTCTTCACATTTAAAGAAAGATGGAGTATCTTATGCTGATATGCATAAAAATATATTACAAAATGGAGGAGGACAAGAAGAAGTTAATATGTTAGCAAAGATGCAAGAGAAAGCTGCAGGAAGAGATCCTAATCAAGTAGCTAAACTTGGGGGTGTTATGAAATATGAAGAAGGAGGCCGTATGGATCTAGAAGAAATTATGAGGCAATATCCTAATTATGGTCGAGAAATATTAAACTTACAAAAAAATACCGAAGCTTATAAAGACGAAAGAAGAAGAAGAATGAATGAAAGAAGACCTTCTGAAGAAGAGGGAGAAAGAAGAATGTTACAAAATTTACAATTATTTGTAGATCAAGGAAGAGAGCTTACTGGAGAACAACAAATACAATATGATCAACTTAGCGCAATGTATAATACAGACTGGATGGATCAGGACGTAGAAGCAGATGATCCAGATGGATTTGATACAAAAGCAATTGTAGAACAAACTAATCCTGAAGCGTTTGCAAAGTTATATCCAGAAGAAGCTGAACAAAAAGCTACAGAACTAGCAGAACAACAAAAACTTCTTGATAAGTTACGTAATCAAGTTATGAACCCAGGAATGCCTTTAGAATCAAAAATAGGATTAGGCGCTCAATTTATACCAACTATTGGAGCAATGCTTACAAAGCAAAAAGATCCAGAAGAATTTACATATACTCCTGGATTTACTAGTCCTATTGTAGCAGGAAGAGTTAAAGGTTTAAAATATGAAGCACCTACTCAAAATGAAGCAAGAGCTAGATTAGCTAGTGCTTATACAGGAGAGCAAAGATTTTTAGACACATCAGGTGGAGGGGCCGCAACTATGTCTAATAGACAAGCTCTATTTGCTAGAAAAATAGCAGCTGAAGGAACGTTAGGAGCACAAGAATCTAAAGATGCAATAACAGCTGAAAATCTAACTAAGAAAAGTGAAGAACAAGCAAATCTTAGAAATGTACAAAATGAATTAACAGCTGCAACTACAAATGCTCAACTGATTCAAAAAGAAGCGGATAGAAGAGCAGCAGTTGATAATGCTAATATTCAATTAAGAAACATGAAAGAGAATGAAAAGATTTCTAATAGAATGAATATTTTAAATACTTTAGCTCAAGGTGTAGGAACAGTAATGGGAGATACAATGCAATATAAAGCAGATGAAAGACTAGCTCGAGCACAAGGCTTATATGGTATATACGAAAGAGATAGACTTAAAACATTACTAAGCGGTAAAATTAATCCAAAGACCGGACAGAATTATACAGATCAAGACATTGCTCTTATAGCATCTGGACTGTTTGAAACTCCACAAGGAGACTAAAAAATAAACTATGGCAAAATACGATTTACAACCAATACAATCAATGTACAGAGACACTGGGTCAGTACAAGTTAACGAGCTAAAAAGAAAAGAGTACATGGCTAATATGCAAGCAGATAATGCGCTAGCTACATCTGTTATGAATATGGAAGCTTTAGAAGAAGATAGTGAAACATTATATTCTTTAGCGGATAAATACAATGCTGGTATTGATGAAAGAGCTCAAAGAACAGATTATGAAAATTTAGGTATGACTATTCATAGAGATGCTATGTCATTTATTAAAGACTATACTCCTATTAAAAAAAGTAAAGATTTATATACTGCGTATGAAAATATGCTAAAAGAGAAAGTAAATAAAGGATTGATAACAACTTCAATAAAAGACAGAAAATTAGCACAATCTAAATCTAAATATAAAGGTATTCAGTATACTCCTTCAGGAACTGTAGATCGAGACTCTTATTTTAAAGGAGAAAATGTTGCTCACTATGTAGATGTAAATGCTGAGTTTGCTAAAGCTATGAAAGATGTTGTAGCAAGAGAAGGTGAGTATGAAGGATATGAACTTCGTGATGGTGACTTTGAAATAGTTTTAGATAGATACCCTTTAGATGGTGTAGAAAAAAGTAAAGCAGGAAATCCTGTATGGCTAGTTAAAAAAGGAAAAAAAATACTAGGAGAAGTAGATTCAAACTTAGTTGCAAACGTAACTAATGCAGTATTAAAAAGAGATGATGTACACGCATATCTTAGACAAGAAGCAGATCTTAGTACTTATATGCTTACTGATGAAGAAGCACAAGAAAAAATAAATAATTCTTTAGCTAGTATAGATTCTAAAATAGATGAAACAATTGCTGATAAAGATCTATCAGATGAGAAAAGAGCAGAAACAGTACAATACTATGAAGACTATAAAGAAAGAATTCTAAAAAATGTTGAAACAAACGGAGCTAGAAATACTTTAGTTGGTGTAACTCATGATGACTTAAAGAAAGAATATTTAAAAGATGCACAAAATAAATATGTTTATAGAAACGAAGCTTATTCAGAAACTCCAAGTGTATTAGATGAAGATGGTGTAGGATCAGGTGGTAGCAATAAAGATAAACCACAAGTATTTTTTAATACAGGCGTTAGCGGTGCTATGACTTCTGTAGTTATTGGTGGTACTACTACACCACAAATACAAAAGCATTTAGCTGAACAAGTTTCAATCATAGATAAAACTACAACAGAATATGCAGATAGAAATGTTTCAGCTGAGCTATTATACAATGCAGATACAGATGCAGAAATAGAAGAAATTTTAGCTTTAATGCCTGAAGATAACAAAGTTGGTAAAGAAACTTTAATTGGAGATATTAAAAATCTTAGAAGAGCAAGAGACAAACAAACTCTTGCAAATATTAGATTAAACGAAGCAAAAAATTCAGTATATAAAGATGGTGAAACTGAGCAAGCTTATAAAGAACGTAAATCTAAAGATCTTGTAGAACCTGAAAGATTACCTGGAACAACTCTCCCGTATAAAGAACAGAATCAGTACTTATCGCGTGAAGATATATTAGCAGGGTTGATTAAAGCAGGGGCACTTGAAGAAGGTGCAACACTATATGATGCTTTAGCTTACCTTGAAGGTCAAGAAGCATTTACAGGAGAAAGTGATGTAGCTGTTAGTTACGCTCCTACTGGGGGTACTGGAACTACAATAAAAAGACGAGGGTATGGAGAGTTTGTAAATGCATTATATGGAGACGAAGGAGAAGTTGATCCAAATATATTAAAAGCAAGAAATAAATTTTTAGGTAATGTTGTACAAGAGTTTAGACGAACAATGCAGTCAGATAGAGACATAATAGAAACTACTTTAAAAAATGATACTATTAAGTTTGATGGTCTTGTAGATACTAGTTATGGAGATACAACAGACGAAACAAAAACAGCTATAAACAATGCAATTAAAGAAGGCCTTAATGATAACATAGCTGTTATTACTATGGCAGGTGAAGAGAAAATAGGGTATAAGCAATATATAAGAGAAACATATGGAGAAGGAGATGTTGTAGAAATAAATGTAGCTCAAACAGGTCTTGTAAATGTAGCTAATCCAAGCGGTGTTCCTATGATTGCAGTTTCTATAAAGAGTAAAGTAAAGAAAAACGATAAAGATATAGGAGATACTGAATATATATTTATACCAGCATCAGAAATAAATGCTTATACTGACGGAGACTCTACAATAGATAACCACGTAAATAGTACAGGATTTAAAGTAAATAGATTATATGCAGAAGGCTTAGCGCATAATGTAACTAGCTGGTCTCCAGAAATATTTACAGTAGGACCTAAAGGAGAAGAAAGTAGTAAAGTTGAATTTAAATATCAAAATGATAATGGTTCAGAAAATTCTAAACCTATTATAATTACTAGTATGAATAGTGAGGGCGTTATAACTACTACGGCACACGCGAAAGCAGAAGGTTTAAAAATTCTTGAAGGGCTACTAGACCAACCAATTAATAATGAAGGAGATACCTACGCAAAATATTTATATTAATTTATGGCTATACAACTACAGACTAACGATGTAGATTTAGATAGTAAAACTAATCTACCTAAGCAAAAAGGCTTTCAAATTAGAACAGAAGACATAGAAGGACTTCCAATAATTAAGCGAAATATAGATCCTTATGACTCTATAAATTTTACAAATATTTATACAGATGATTTAAGTAAATATAAAAAGTACAATGTTCCTACTACTAGACATTTTAATTGGGATGAGCAAAGAGCAAGGCTTCAAAGTACGGGAGAAAAATGGCGTAATGGTATAAGTAAAGCATTAGTTACAACTGTAGGAGCTTTGGTAGAAAATACAGTAGGAGTTATTGCTGGACTAGGAGAGCTAGCTACAGGAGGAGCATACTATGATAATTTTGTTGGTAAAAGTATAGATAAAGGAAATGAATGGATGCGTGAGGTTATGCCTAATTATAGAACTCAAGCAGAAAATGACATGCATATTGGTCAAAAACTTGGAACAGCTAATTTTTGGGCAGATACTGTAGCTAATGGATTTGGATATAGTATAGGTTCTTTAGCTACAGTTTATTTAACCGGAGGAGTAGGGATGATGGCGAAAGGAGTTAGTTTAGTAGGAAAAGCTTCTAAGATGAAAAAAATGTATGATTTATCAAAAGCTATGACAACTGGTACACAATTAGCAGATAAAGCTTTTAAAGCAAGTAAAGGTAAAAGATTACTTAATGCGTTAAATACAGCAGAAGTGGGAATATATATGTCTTTAGCAGAATCTTCTGTAGAGGCAAGAGAAACACAAAGAAATGCATACGATTCTTTAGTTGCTAAAGAGTTAGAAGAAAGAGGTTTACAAAGTGAATATCAATTAGGAGAAAAAATACTAGCTGATATTAGAGAAGCATCTTATGATGCAGGTAACGCAGACTTTCTAGCGAATATAGCTGTATTAGCTCCTACAAATTTACTTATGTTTGGAAAAAGAGTTTCTGGATATAGAGCAGCATTAAAACAAAATGAGGATGTAGTTTTAGACGCAGCTGGTAAAGCAATAAGCCAATTAGGAGCAAGAGGAATGTTTAGAAATGGGCTATCAAGATTAACACCTGCTGGCAAAAGCTCTCTTACAGAAGCATTTCAAGAAGGAATGCAATTTGCCGCTAAAATAGGAACAACAGATTATCACACAAATAAATATTTTGATGGAGGATCTGAAGATATGCTTTCCTCTCTGTATAAAGGCCTTTCACAAACGTTTGGAACACAAGAAGGACTAGAGTCTATGCTTGTAGGAGCTATTGTAGGGACAGGAATGGGAGGCGGAGGAAGTATATTAAGTAAACCTTATGCACAAAGAAAAAAGAATGCTCAATACTTAGCAGATTTACTTAATGGAGGTTTTATGCAAAATGCTCAAAGAAGAGGAGCTTCTTATAATGCCCAAATATATGCTTTAGCAAGAATGCAAAAAGCTAAACTCGAAGGTAATCACAAAGCATACAAAGACGCACAGAATGATTTAATAGCAATTGGTGCTTTTGATGTATTAGAAAATGGAGGCTATGATGTATATCTACAAAAACTAGACGATGCAGCACAAATGGAAGACGCTGAATTTGCTAAACAGTTTGGGTATAATCCTGAGCAAAGTATAAAAGAACAAACAGGACTGACTAAACAAGAAATAATTGATAAGCATAAAGACAAGATGAAAACTTTTAAAAAAACTTATCAAGATATAAATGACGCTTTTCCTCCTATACCAGCAAAACAAGGGCTTAGTAAAACTAGAATGTCTGAAGAAGAAGTAAAAGCAGAGCAAGAAATGCTTGGTGAACAATACGCGCTTAGAACAGATCTTACTTTAGGTTTATTTGGTATTAAAGATCGTAATCGTAGAATGAAATCAATAGAGGATAACATGAATGATCTTATGTCAGAAATGGTTGATCTTGTAAATGGGGTTCCTATGAGAGACGGAGTTCTTAGTTTATACAATATGCCTGAAATTGAAGGTGATCCTGCAAAATATAATGCTAAAGAAGAAGTAGATAAAGTTAAAGGTAAGCTTCAAGAAATATTAAGTACTTTAATAAAAAGAAATGCAGATCCTATTAAAGTTAAAGAATTTGCAAATATGGCAAATGATTATATACAATTACTATCAAATAATAATGTAGCTGTAGAAGCTTACAAAAAACTTAGCTCAGACGAATACTTCCAACAGCAATATCAAAAAAGAAGGAAAGAAAGAGAAGCAGCAGCTGCTAAAGCAGCAAAAGATCTTAAAGATAAACAAGCAGTTAGAGATGCAAAAACAGAAGAAGACATTAAAAATAATGCAAAAGATGCTGAAGGAGAAACAAAAGTTGATGCAGAAATAAAGAAAAAAGAGCTTAAAGAAAAAGAAGATGAAGCTAAAAATAGATACTTAAAATTAAATGAAGATCTTCCTCTAGATGTGCGTCTTACAAATCTTAAAAGTATTGATCATGCAGACCTTTCAGAAACTGAGCTTGCAGGTTTAACTAAAGCAATTGAAGAATTAGAGTATGAAGAAAAAAATCCAGAAGAGATTGCAAAAGAAAAAACTAAAGAAGATGAAGAACCAGTACAAGATTTAAAAAATGTAGAAATAGAAGACGCTCCTCCAAAAAGAGAAATTAAAGTAAAACCAGACTCAGACCCTGCACAATTAAGTCTTGAGGACGTATTACCAATGGAAGATCAAGAAGAAACTCCAGTGTTAAGTATTGGTTTAAAAGAAAATCCTACTCTATGGGTAACTAATAAAAAGAAAGTAGGAGTAGATGGAAACGGAGTTCCTAACTTACAAGAAGAAGACACACTTGATGGAAAACCTATTGTTATTAATCAAAGTGTATTACTTGGGGACGTTGTAGGAAAAGAAGTAACTTTTGAAATTATAGAAAATGATTTCTTTGTAAAAGAGCATAAAGGTAAATCTACTGAAAATAGTCAAACTCCTATATATATAAGATTAGAAGGCGAACTTATAGGAAAACTCCCAGCAGGCCCTAGTGCAGAAAGAGCAGCAATATTAGAAAAACTAAAAGCTGGTGAAAAAGTAACTACAAAAATATCTGAAGTAATTGCTAATAATTATAATAATGCTGTATTGTCAGATGCAACAAACACAAGTTATTTTTATAATATACAAGAAGAAGTTGGAGGTGGTAGTACAAACAATATATTATTAGCATTTACTGCAGGAGTACCTGGAGAGACAGATATAATACAGTGGCAAGTAAGTGAAGTAAGTCCTGATAAAAACCAAAAAGATTTACCTAAAATAAAAACAGCTGTACAGACAGAACAAACTGAAGGTAGAATTGATCAAATAGCAGTAATTGCAAGGCCTGAAAATGTGCCTGGAGGTAAGCCTAGAATCATACTAACTAGTACAGCAAATTTATCTGAAAAAGCTAAGAAAAAAGTTGAAGAGTTAATAAAGAATAAAAACTATGATGAAGCTGCAAAAATAGTAGCAGTAAGCACTCAAACCCAAAATGCAGATAAAAATCCAAGCTTTTTATTTTTTGATTCCTTTAAAGGTGGAGAAAAATATTTAGTATATTACAGTCCAAATTTAGAAAAGACAATAAGGGTTACAGAAAGTGAAATGATTAAAGCTTTAAATGATCAAAAAGCTGTGTACAGCATTGTTGAACCATCTGAAGATGGTTTTACATCTAAAGGAAAAAGAGATACAGAAGCTTCAAAATTTAATCTTAAAGAAGATTTTAGTGCTTTTTTAGATAATAAAAAGTATCACGTAGATAGAGGATTAGCTAATACTACAGAGGAATATATTAGTCCTGTTACAGGAGCAAGATTTCCTACATACCAAGACTATTTATTTGCTCCTAGCGAAGTTGGAGATAGAGTACAAGGAGAAGGGCATTATTCTATATTAAGTGTAGATACTGTAAGTATAAATGAAAGTCTATTTAATAATCCTAAAGTTGTTTTTGAAAAAGGAAATATAATGGGTAAAACTGCACAAGAGGTTATTGAAGAGTCTAAACTAGAAACATCTACAGAAGGTCCAGCAGCTAAAGATCCAAAAGAGATTGCTCCACAAAATTTTAAAGATAAATTTAATAAAAAGAATTGTAAATAATGAGTTGTAGAATAGAAAACGGTAGAGCCATATTACCTAATGGTAAAGATTCAAAACTTTTAAAAGATTTAAGAGATGCTTTAGGATCTAATGCACAAGCAGAAGCTGTGTATGAAAGTATATATGGAGAAGAGTTTAAAAAGTTTTATAAATTTGACTTTGAAAAAGAAGGTATAACTCAAATAGAACAATTTTCTAATAACTTAGATGAAAATAATGAGCCTAAATTATTTCAGGGTATAGGTACATACGAGTTTATAAATATTGAGCAAAAATCATTTTATGTAGCTTTAGCAAATAAACAAAAAAATAAAATTCTTGATTTAAATAGATCTGAAAAAGAAAATATGGAGATACAATCTGCACTGCTAAATACTTTAGTGGGATTTGCAAATAGTATACAGACAAAAGTAGGATATAAAATGGGTGGTAATTTAATTACTGCTATAAAAAACAAAACTTTGCTAGCAGCATTTAATAATAGTATTACTATAGAAAAAGCAAAAGAATTGTATGACACTCTAACATCAGGAGAAAACGGCTATGATAAATTTATAAAAAAGATAGAAGATGAAAATATAGAATTAGGGCAAAGTTGGGATGTTTTTGTAAGTGCATACGATCAATGGGACACTAAATATGATGCATTAGGAAATATACAAACAGTAGGAGTACAGGACCTTTTAAAAGACAGTTTATCTTCACAAAATTTAAAAATAAGAGATGAAAGTTCTCTTATAGAAGAAATAGACGAAGAGTTTATAAGAGTCTATAATATATCTAAAGTACAAGAAGATCCTAAAAAGAAACTATCTTCTAGAGCTAAAAGCATTTTAACAAATATTAAAGTAGGAACTAACATTTTAGGATACCCTGAAACTCTTCCTTTATCTAGAGTAGTAGCTATTATCTCAGAAGCAGCGGTTGGCCAACCAAATTTTGAAGCTATGGTATCTAAGCTAGATTATTATTCAGTATACAAACCTGAAGTAAAAGCAATTACAGAAAGACTAGTAGGATTAAATTCAGGACAAAAGGCTGCTATATTTACAGCTTTTAAAAATACTTATAAAACATTTGTAATGTTTAAAAAAGTAAAACAAGAAGACGGTTCTTTTAAAAACTTAATTATTAATTCTAATCAAAGTAGTGTTACAAAAAGATCTCAAAAAGATTTTAGAAATAATTCTGTAGAATATATAACAGAAAACCAAAGAGCTCCATATAAAGAAATTAATGGAGTGCTTACAGTTAAACCTGAAAAACTAGACCGTATTAAAAATGCTTGGAATGTTGTAAAACAAGCGCAAGGTAGTTTATCTGAATGGAGCGATGCACAAATAGATGCTTTAGGAACATATTTATGGGAATTAGGAATAAACTATGGACCTACTCTAGACTCTACAAGAGAAAATTTAAAACTATATTATGAAAATGGTAATGAAGTAGGACTTACTGGAAGAGATCTTTTTTCTGAGCTTGTGTTTAGCCCTAATCAAAATTTAGGTAAACTCTTATTATATTTAGAAAATGCACCTAATGAAAACTTTCATATAGAAGAAACTACTATAATTAAAAAACTTGCTGAATTGTCTATACTATTTGACAGTAAACCTTTTGGAACTTTTATTAGCGGTACAAACAAAGCTTACTATCCTATTAACACACCAACTTCTTTAGATGAACTTGTCGAATTAATTAATGATCCTCAACAAAGAGAAGAATTAAATAGCTATTTAAACAATTTACAAAAAGACCCTTTATTTGTACCTGATAATAGACCTGAAAACAATAAATATAGATCTTTATTACTTCAAACTTTACTAACGTCTAAAGGAAATGCTAAAGAAAATTTTGTAAATTACATATTAGACTCATATAAATCAAACACATTTAAAGCCAAAGACTATGAAGATCAAAATTCTAGAGATTCTTTAGTAGGAAGACTTATAGGATTTTTAAATAAAGGTAGTAATTTTTCTTTATCTGCTTTACACATACAAGCGGATCGTCCAAATTTAAGTTTTACACAAATAGCTAAAATAAATAAACTAAAACAATTTGGAATTACTTTAAAAAATGATGAAATAATAGAAGCACTTATAATACAAGATCTTGCTAGAATAGACCAAGCACATAAACAAATACAACAAGCTAGAAAAGAAGATAATTTTTCAAAGTTAATAGAAGGTTATCATTATAAAAAAGGAAGTTCTCCTTATGCTGCAGATGGTTCTGCTTTTACTATGACACAAATATATGGACTACAAGATATAGAAGTAAATGGTGATAGAATGTCTAGTTTACTAGAGAATTTTTTAAGTAAGAATGATCCAAACGTAGATACAAATAAAACAGATTTAAGAGCATTTAATAAATTATTAGCAGAACAGGTTCAATATGTTAAAGGCAAACTAAAAGAGTATGAAACTCAACTAGAGGAAGCTATAAAAGAATATAATATTAATTTACAACAAGATGTTAGTAATGATCTAAATAGTAACAATACTCAACGTGAGTTTATAAAAGAATTTGTTTTTCAAGACTTTGTAAGTAGAATAGAAATAACTAAATTTATAAGAGGTGGATATTCATTTGCAAAAAACGATGCAGATTTTTATAAGCGTATGGGGCTTGTAAATACACCTGGAAACAAACTAGCTATACAAGGTTTTGATCAAAACAATACGCAGTATGGTATGATGCCACAATATAATGCATTAGTAATAAGAGATTTTAACTATACAGACAGAGAACAATCAGATGCTTTTGTACAAACTTTAATTAATAATGGACTACAAAGAGAACTAGCTGAGTTATATGCAAATACAGTTAAATCAGATGCTCAATCTTTTATTAGTGTAGAAATGTACCGCGGGATTATGATGGGTATGGGTAAATGGGACATGAATTTAGATGAAGCTGCATATAAAATATACCAAGAAGGTGGTGATTTTAATAGACCAGTTATACCTTTAAAGCCATATCATGAGCAAGCAAATGTAAAAGATAATCTTAGTACTATGCATATGGATAAAAATTCATATATGGTAGTAACTCCACAACTTGCAAAAAACGATATATATTTATCTGAAATTCTTAAAGCATTTAAATCAAAAGATAATATACATGTAGTACATACAGAAACTGCTACAAAAGGAGCAAGAATTAATATACAAGACTTTCAAAATTCTAAAATATTAGATACTTCTAATCCAATGGTTATGGATTCTACTAAGCTTAGGTTTCCACAAATGATACCTACAGAAAAAAAGAATGAGGTTGTATTTAATAGACAAATAAGAAAAAATATTATTACTAACGTGTTTCAGAATGAAATGTATTCTTATGAAGGAAAGAATATATCGGGGGCTATGCTACAAGAACTGTTTGGGGAAGCTATAGCAGAAAACATAAAGCAAGATACACAAAGAGTAAAAAGAGAATTAGGGATAACTAAAGTACTAAATATACAAAATAAAGAAAGTATAGAACATAAAGAAGCTAAGTTAGAACATTTACAGAAACTTAGAAGTAGGATAGAACAAGAAATTAAAGATAAAGACCTGCCTCAAAACTATTTAGATGGGTTAGATATAGTGCCTAATGGTCCATTTGATTACAAATTTAGAATACCACTAAGTTTTCCAAACTTTACATCTAAGTTTGAAACAATGGTTGCAGGAATATTCCGTAAAGAAATTTATAATCAAAATTTAAAAGGCGTAGAAGCAGTACAAGTAGCAGAACTAGGAGGATTTGCTAGTAGTGGAGAACTACAAATGTATAATGGTAGTAATGGAGGAGCAGAAGTAAGAATAAAAGCTAGCACTCTTGGATTTACAAAAAAAGAACTAGAAAGTTTTAAAGATGAAGAAGGCAACCCTAGAGAGGCAACACCTGCAGACTTTGAAGGAGATCCTAGATTAGAGTTTATAGGGTATCGTATACCACAACAAGGTAAGAGCTCTGCAATGGTATTTAGAGTTGTAGACTTTTTACCACAAGAGTATGAAAAAGCTATTATGGTTCCTGGGGCCTTAACTATACAACAAGGTAGTGATTTTGATATAGATAAATTACATCTTATATTTAAAGAAACAGGTAAACTTAGTGAAAGACAAGAAAGAAATAACATTATATATAATGTATTTAAGACTATACTTTTAGATAAAAAGCATTTAGAAGAAGTTATGACTCCTGTGTCAAATACTACACTAGATAGATTAGCTACATCTAGTAAAGCTGTAGACTATAACGATCCTTTATCAGAACTACGAATGGAAACTAGAAACAAAGTAGGTATTGCAGGTAGAGGTCTGTGGTCAAACATGCTTGCAGGTAGAAATGTAGCAGAAGTATTAGGAGTCTTAGGAATAGAAGGAACGTTTTCTCCTATTATTGATGGGGTAACAATGTCTGAAATTGTAACAAAAGATTTAGAAGGTAAATATACTGATGCAAATATTTCTGAGTATTTATCTGCCGCTGTAGACGCTTCAAAATCTCCTATACAATTAGATATAAATGATAATAAATATACAATACCTGTTGCAGGATTAATGCTAATGGTTGGTGTACCAATTCCAACAGTAGTAGAGTTTTTAACTCAGCCAGCAATTGTAAAATTAGTTAGAGATGGTTTTAGACAAGATACTTCGGAAAATAAATTATTAGACTCTATAGATATGAAAGATGAAGTAGTAACTAATATGACTTTTGATTCTTTAACATCAAACAGTATTCCTGATAATAGACTTTTAATAAATTTTGCAAAATTTTATATGGCAGGTAAACATTTACAAAAGGTAAATAAAATAATTACACCTGGAAATCTAGATAATCTTAATGAAATCTCTTCTATTAATAATCATTTAGACACAGAATCTTTTTATTTAGGGAGAGAAAGTCTTGTACGAGGAGCAAAAGACTATATATTACATCAACAAGGAACTTCAGAACCACAAAATCACACAGGAGTTGCATACAGAGGAATTCTTGATATTGTACTAGACAATATGAGTACTTTAGGTTTTATACAAAATAGCAATTCTTTTAAAGAAGCTAAAGACAAAATTAGAGAAGCACTACACATAGATATTCTTACTGCAGCTCAACATAAATTTATAGATAGAGCATTAAACTTATCTATTATGACTCAACCGCACAGTCCTTTAATGATAGAACGAGGAGAAAAAGTAGGTTTACTTTCTAGAGGAGTTATATCAAATTTATATACTCCTAGTAATCCAAACAACATAGTACTATTAATGAGATCTTTAGGATTACAATATCCAGAACTAAATAATAATCCATTTTATAGATTATTAAGAGAAGATTCTACTAATCCAGAAACAAAAATAGCACGTATAATATTAGATACTGGTACAGATTTATCTACAGCTGATAAAAATGAACTTAGTAATGGATTACTTATGATGATAAATAGTCCAATACCTAAAATAAGTAGTTTTGGAAAACTTTTAGTAGCAAACCAATTTTTAACAAATGGATTTTCTCCTACATATGGTAGTTATATAGACTTAATACCATCAGAAGTATTTACAACAGATATATTAAATCCGGGCCAAGGCTCACCTGTAGAATTTTTTGAACAAGAAATTCAGCAATTAGTTGATCCTAATTACTCAGGTTTTAGTAACTTTACACACGAGTTTGTAAGAAACTATGGTACTAGACTAATTGGTGGAAAACCTATTGTACCTGCAGTAAAAATAAAGGCAAGAGATGTAGCAGAAGGAAAGGTACAGTTTAGCCCAGAAGATCCTAAAGTATTTACAGGTGGAAGATATTTACAATATTTTAATGCAAAAGGAACTGATTTATTGTATGTATATATAGGAGATTCTACCTATCAACAATTATCACCTTTAGGAGTTCCTAATAAACTTTTAGAAGTAGGAACAACAAAAATAGAAAATAAAAGTGTCTTTGATTTTAATCTAAGTGCTACCAACACAGAAAGATTACCAAATACTTTTTTCTTTGAACAGCAAACAGAAGATCAAAAAGTAGAAGAAGGAGATACAATAATTAAAAAGTGTTAATATATGGCATGTAAATATTATTTAAACGGAGTTGAAAGTAAATTATACACAGATTTATTTGGGTATATGGATACTACTGCGCCAGAAAAGAAAACTGTAAACAATCTACATAGAATATTAAGAGACCATAATATAGCTACTAAAAAACATAAAGGTACAATTTATGTACAACAAAGTAATTTTAGATCTGCGCTTAGAGATATTAAAAGAATAAATAATAAGTATCCAGGATTAATTTCTACAGAGTATGTAAAAATGACTCCTCAAACAATTTATTCTCCAGCGGCAGAGTTACATGTATTAACTATAAATGAAGCGCTTTTAAAAGAGATACCTGCTGAAGGTCCAAATAATGCAGATATTACTAGTGATAATCAAACAGAAATAGATCAGTACTTAAGGTTTGTAGCTCCAGAACAAGTCCCAGGAGCAGAACGTGATGATGCATTTTTAGATGAATTAGCAAGAAGAGAAAATACTAGTAATAGTAAATTTTCTAACTTAGAAGAGGAAGAACTTAAAAATGCATATAGAGTAGCGGGAGAATTACAAGAATCATTTGCTAAAGCAGGAATTACAGTTGAAGTAGAATTTGATACTAGTATAGAGAATATTGGACAAGTTGATGCTTATGTAGAAGGCCAAAATCCTACAATAAGAATTAATCCAGAAAAAGTTAAAAAAGATACAACATATCATGAGTTTGGACATATATACATAGATTTATTAGGTGTAAGTGATCCTGTTGTTGCGCAAGCTATACTAGAACTAAGAGATACAGATTTATATAAACAAGTAGAGCAAAGGTATCCTGAATTACAAGGAGAAATGTTAGATAAAGAAGTATTAGCTACTGCAATTGGACTAGAAGGAGCTAAAATTGTTAGAAAAAATCCTAACAAGCTACAAAGATTACTTAATAAATTATTTAGAGCTATAGGTAAATTATTTGGAGTTAGTCCTAATACAGCTGCAATACTTGCAGAAGAAATGTTTGCAGGAAAATTAAGAGCTGAAGGTATGATAAATCCTTTAAGTCCGTATGTTCAAGCTAGTAAAGAAGAAATCAAGCTACAAGAATTAGTTGACAATGCTCGTGTTAGAATAAAACAAGAGTTATTTGAATTACAAAAATTACCTGAAGATCAAATTGATGAAGATCAATTAACAACATTACGAAGACTAGAAAATAGTTTAACAAGAGTTTCACAAGTAGAAGATTTATTAGATCTTGTAAATGCTATGGGAGATGCTTTCAATAGAACAGAACGTAAGTATGAAGAGATTATGTCAATACCTGAAGATGAAAGAGGTACTACACAAAATCTACAAAAAATGTGGGAGCTTAAGAAACAATTAGATAGTTTAGAAATGTTTCAAAGTATAAAAGATTTATTAATTACTAAAAGAAGAAAAGCAAAAAAATCTGCAGATGAGATACGTTCTATAGAAAAGTTTAATACTTTAGAAGAAAGAGTAAATGCAATTTTAGACGAAGCAAAATCACTAGATCTTGAATTTAGTGATAACGTTCTTCCTATGTTAGCGCAAAGTTTAATTGGATTTACACATAAAGATTTATCAGCAGATATACAAAAAAAGATAGATAATGCAAGAGAATTTACTAGATCTAAAGGAATTGATCCAACGGATTTAAAGTATATAGAACTTCAAGATAGATATAGAAAGGGAGAATTTACAAAAGAAGAATTTAAACTTAAGAAATCAAAATTATATATTGAACAATTAAAACAAAAAGACCTTAAAAACTATAAAGATCTTGTTGTTGAACTAAGAGCTGCGCATAAAGATAAAAGTGCCGCTTCTTATTATTTTGATCCAATTGTATACTCTAGTGATCGAGGAATACAGTTATTAGTTAAAGCAGTACAGCAAGCTAATTTAGAATCAAACGATATGACATTAGATTTAAAATCTAAGTTAGCACCTATATATGAAAGATTTGCAGCCGGTCAAAATGAGTCAAATGTAGAAGAGTTAAATGATCCAGTTTTAGAAGTTGTAGAAGTAAATGGTATGAAAAGATTAGCACTAGTTAATCCAATTGACAGTGAAAGATATTATAAAGATTTAGAAGAAGAAAAAATTAGATTAGGAGAACAATATGGTATTCCTAGAAAAGAAGATTATACTAATGATAAAGGAGAAGTTAATTATGCATCTTTTAAGAAAGATTTAAACAGTTGGGGAAATAATGAGTCTAAAGGAGGTAGATATTACCAAAAATTATCTGAATGGAACCAAGAAAATACAGAACCTATTCCGGGATGGCAAAAAGAGCGTGATCAAATAAAAAAAGAAATTAAAATACAAGCTAGCATTATTTCAGAATTAAAAGCTAAAAAAGATCTTACATCAGAAGCTTTAGCAAATGCGCGTACTCGTAAAAATACATTAGAAGGAATTTTAAATAAAAATCTTATAAATGAGAAACCAGCTGGGGATTGGATTAGACCTAAAGTTTCTAAATATACAAACGAAAGATATACAGCTATCCAAAATGATCCTAGACTAAAAGAATACTATGACTTTATAATACAAGAGTTTCAAACAGCGCAAAGAATGATTGGCCTTAAGCAAATGGATAAAAATGGGTGGGACAAATACTCGTATTTAATGCCAACGTATAGAAAAGAAGATGTTGATAGATTAAAAGAAAAAGGTATTTGGAATACAATAGATGATAAACTAAAGGATGGATTTACTATACAGGACACTAATCATGATTATTATACTTATAATGAAAATAATAGAGATGTAGAAAAAAGGGTCCCAATTTATGCAGTTAATAGAGTACCAGCTTCGGAAGTTTCTAAAGATGTTGCTAGTAGTTTGTATAGATTTAGACATATGGCACACAATTTTAAAGCTAAAAGTGAAATTGTTGGACAGGTTATGCTTTTCCAAGATATTTTAAAAAATAGAAAAACTTTAGAAACTAACTCTGCAGGAATACAAATACTACAAAAAGCCGCAAAGCAGATGGGTATACCTCTGGCTAAATTAAAAGAAGGAGAAAGTTATAATTTTAAACATGTACAAGAATGGCTTGATTCTGTAATGTTTGGACAAACTAATCTACAAAAAGACTTTACAGTATTTGGTAAAACATTTTCTGCTAATGAAGCAGTAGGAACGTTAAATGCTTTTACTGCAATAAGTACTTTATCTTTTAACTTATTACAAGGTGCTAACCAGTCTATATTAGATAATATGATGATGATGCAAGAAAGTGTTGCGGGACAATTTATGTCAAAAGGAGATCTTGCATGGGCTAAAGGAGAATATTGGAGTTCAGGGATGGCTGTTACAGATATAGGTAGATTTGATCCAAAAAGTAAAATAGGAAAAGCAGTAGAATTTTTTGATGCATTGACAGAATTTACAGACACTGAAGGCAATCAAATTGTTGGTGGTAAAACTAGAAAACTTGCAAGTAGTGGTAATCTATTATTTTTACAACAAGCTGCTGAACATGAATTATCTGCTACAAGAATGCTAGCATTAATGAAAAATTTAGAAGGTAAATTAGAAGACAGTGACGGAAATGTTATTATGAATGAAAATGGTAAACCGGCTAATTTATATGATTTACTTATAATAGATGAAAAGACAGGTAAAATGTCTGTAGATCCTAGAGTAGCTAACTTTAGTAGATTAGATTTTATAATGAAACTGCAAGGATTAAGTAGAAGAACTAACCAGATAAAGAGTAAAATGCATACTAACATGCTACAAAGAAGATGGTGGGGTAAATTGTTTATGTTATTCCGTAACTGGATGGTACCTGGATTTAGAAGAAGATACGGACATGGGGGCCTAGGAGGTTCTACTATACATATAGACGAAGAACTTGGAGCAGTTACACAAGGTATGTATGTATCTTTTTGGAATCTTATACAAGAAAGTATAGAAGATAAGTCTTTTGCTTATAACAGAATGACTGAAATGGAACAGCAAAACGTTAAAAGAACTGCAGTAGAACTATCATCTTTATTAGGAGCTATGGTGTTAGTAGGATTCTTAGCAGATCTCGACGATGAAGATGAAACATGGCTATCTAATTTTGCACTATACCAAGCTAAAAGATATGAAACAGAAATTATGCAATGGACACCGCTGGTAGGTACAAAAGAAGCATTTAGAATACTACAGTCTCCTACAGCAACAGCTAGACCAATCCTAAAAGGTGGAGAATTATTATCACAACTATTAAGTGAAGGAGCATATGCAATAGGGCTAGGGGACCAAAAAGAAATTTTTTATCAAAGAAAGACAGGTAGATACGAAAAAGGAGATCGTAAGATAAGAAAAGATTTTGAAGACTTATTACCTATATTTAGGGGACTAACTAAATCACAAACACCACAAGAAGCATATAAATGGTTTACTACGTTAGATTAGCGTTAGTATTCATTTTAACTTTTACATCGTGTAAAAAAGAGGTAGATGATTTAGGGTTTAGAACTTATACTATACCGCAAGGCAAGCATAGTTCTGGTTCTTTTATTGGTCATCCTACTAATTCAAAAATAAAATTTGATTTTATATTAACTGAATCTGCAATCTATACTTCAGAGATCCCAGAAAACCAACACGATGTAAATAAAATATACGGCATGAGTGATTTTGGTGTAAGACATCAAAACTATTCTATACGTCTTGGTTGGAGGTATTTAAATAATGAATTAGAGCTTTGTTGGTTGAGGCACGAAGAAGGTAGACACAGTTCTGCCACAATAAGAACTATAGAACCAAATGTAATTTATAATGCGGTAATAGATATAACAACATTTTACTATGTTATAATTATAGATGGTGATACTACAATGGTTAGAAGAAGACCAGAAGGTTATTGGGGTTTAATAAGGCGGTACTATTTATATCCATATTTTGGGGGGAATGAATATGCTCCACATGATATAGAAATAAAAATAAAAGAGTAAAAGGGGGCTGTAAAAAAGGGGGAATTGCCCCCTCTTTTAATTTATGATGGCCATATAACAATACCCATTATTGCATACTCATTTTTAATAAAAGTAAATAACCTATAAGATCATCAACTGTATCTTCAGTTTGATCATTAATACCTTTATTTTTTATACGCATAATTTTATCGTCGATACGTGCACATAAAGCTTCTGTAGCATCAAGCCTACTAAATATTTTAACAGGATTTAATGCAGTGTTACCATAAGCTTTGTTTTTACTTTTCAATAATTCTATAATATTACTAGAGGCCTCATCTAATTTATCCTCAAAAGAGCCTTCTAGTAAAGTACTCGTACGTGTTTCTACCCAATCTGGAATGGTACATTGTACTAAAGGCTCTACATTATCAGGATGAGTATAAAAACAGTGATCATCAGTCTCTTCACTACAAAGTTTAACTTCTGTTTTTTTAAGTTCTACTATTTTATATCTATTTCCTATAACACCTCTAGTACTAGAATTTGAATGTCTTATTAATTTTACTATTTCATCTATTTTCATAATAATTTTTTTAATTTATAAACTTTAGGATCATATGTTTCTGTTTTAACGTCTAAAATACTCAATAGTTCCGAGTCTTCTGGAAGCTCTGCATCTAATTTTGCTTCGAGTAATTCTCTACGTTTAGCGCTTTTAAACAATATTTGTCCTACTTCGTCTTGTATATCAGCGTCATGAAAATCTAAAATATCTATTTTATATTCTCGTGACAATTTAGAATATTTACCTAATCTAAATGCTCTATAATCTCTTCTATAACCTTTTGGTATATCAAAAATAAACATTACAAGATTTGGGCTTGGATCATATCTACGTCTAAACATTTTAAATGTTGAAAGTAATTTTTCAAATTTAATAAATCTTAAATCTGAAGACCATCTAAAAAGTAAAGCAATACAATCGTGATCTTCATCTGTTGCTATAAAGCAATTCATAAATAATTTATTCCAAAAATAAAGTTTTTTACTTCCTGGCAGCATAGGCATAAGAAATGTAGAAGCTTTAGTTCTTTTAGCCATCGATATATGATATTCTACTTTGTTAGTTATAGAGAGAACCTCATTAGGAATTCTCTCTATAATATTAACTTTGTATTTTAATTTTTTAACTAGTACAGTTATACCTAAATCAAGGAGTATATTATCAGGCCCTTGTAATGCAACTATTTTTTTATTTTTGTATACAGGCTTTAAACATACAGTGTTTCCTGTAATTTTAAATGTTAAAGCATTTACAGGCGTATATATTAGTTCATCACATTGTATTACCATAATTCTTCTTGATTTGTAAGTTCAACTTTATGTATTTCAAGCTCTGGTAATTCTATACCGGTCTCTCTTAATACATCTTGTTTAGTTTTTAGTATATAAATAAGTTTAAATGTTTCTGTAAATCTATGAATTCCTTCAGAATATCCAAATTTTTCTATATATTTATTTAATACAAATGTAGGCATTTCTACAGGTAGTAAATTTTCTAACCATGCTTCTGCAGTTTTCGTACCTACTTTAGGTATACCGGTTATTCCATCTGTCGAGTCTCCCATTAGTACTTGTTTCCATAAAAAACTTAAAGATTCATTCTCATCTATAGTTGCAAATTCTGCTTTACCATAATTATAATTATGTACTTTATTTTGATATAACACATCTTTATCTGGACTGCATATCACAGTCTTTAAAGGATCATGATATACTGATACTAAATCATCCGCTTCTAGTTCAGGAATATATGTAAACTTCCATTTTTGTTTTAAATATTCTTTAAGTGCTGGAAATATAATTGGTTTATCACCACGTTTTCTATTATATTTATATGGTCTTGTAGTTGCTATGTTGTATCTAAAGCATTTACCTTGGGTTAGAAAACCTGCGTAGTGTGTACATCCAGTTATATTAAGCATTTGAATAATTCTCATATCTATACCATCTATAGCCTCTTCTAATGTTGATTTATTCATCTCATAATATATAAGACTATCTCCATCAATTAAAGCCGTTTTTTCATCTCTAGTCATTTTTTTTAAATTTTAAGGTAAACGATATAAAGGGGAGGAATTGTAATTATCACAAAGTATAACCGCTGAAAGTTATTAATTAAATTACTAACCTCCCCTCATATCTTACCAATTAAACACTAGCTACAGAGCATTGATCTCTGCAACTTCCCTGTCACTTTGAGCTTTACGTTCAGACCTTTCTTGCACTGCTTTTGCGCGCATGTCATCCCATTCAGCGTCTGTCATAGCTGCATAGCTAGAGCTGTGGTAAATAGATCCATTCACACCCACTAGGGAAGAATGAACAAAATATTGCTTACATCTAATAGCTCCGTCTTCATCACAAGGCACTGCCCCGATATGCATAGGATCTACAAAGATATTGTGAATTTCTCCACTATACCAAGCAATATATTTTAACCCACCGATATGAAGACCTTTAACGCAAGATACTGTATCATTAACGTTAACTTGACTCCAATCTGCAAGTCTATGGGTACAACCTACTTTAATAAAATGCCCTGGATTTGCGTAACCGTTTGCACCTTCACAGAAAAATGCATCACCACCGTTACCCATAACAGCTGGTTCAAACAATCTATCTTCTACGTGCTCTGGTAATCCATTGCCTTCTATTTCACCAGTATCAACATTAAACGTTCTTTTGTAACGATCAATTTGTTCACCGGTTTCTGCGTCATACTTATGAAGCACTTCTCTTGAGACTTTATAACCATTTAGTAATCCCTCATGGGTGATTTTCATCTGGTACATTGTTGCTCGTTTAGAAGCTGCTTCATCAGTAAGACCTTGTTCTATAAGCTCATCTTTATATTTTGGATGCACATATTGCATATTTACAAAATTAAAGAACCTCTCACAGAAATCGTTCCCATGACCTTGCTTCATTTTTCTCCACAAGATTGGGTTACGCAACCATCTAGTCCACATTTTAATTAAAGGCATAAAGTCTAGATCTTTATCTAAGGAATCAAATATTCTATCTACTAACGCTTGTGGCATAGGTATCGTTGATACCACTCCATTATGCTTAAGAAAGAATTCTCCTGTAACCTTATTAACGTGAATATATTCACATTGTGTTTCAATAGTTTTAGTATAATCTACAACGCATAAAGGCGCAAATGCAGCCAATATTTCATTGTATTCTTCTATTGTATCTACTGTAGCACTAGCTACTGCTAGGGCATTCATACTATCATACAGTTCTTTACTGTAATCAACTGTGAATGGCGTATCACCATAACTTCCACAGATTTTGTTTTCAATAACATTAATTGTAATCATAATTTAAATTTAATTGGTTAAAAAATATACCGTATTGTATTCCACGGTATTGTTGCTTCATGTAATTTTGTAAATTGTTTTATATATTCAGATTTCATTCCTAGTTTATATCTAATATTTTCTCCTCCATATTGAGAGCGCTTTATTTCTTGTTTGTCTAGAACCCATAAATCTACTTCTGTATCTGGGTGTCTACCTAAATTTATAACATGCTTCTTAAAATTGTGAGTTAAAAATATACATTCTGCTAAAACTTGATCTTTATATGTAACATAATCGTTCATCATATCAAATACATATTTGTAATCTTTTAGCCATCCATCATATACTATAATAGGGCTATAATTAACATGTACATCGTATCCAGCATCAATAAATGCATCAATAGCTTTTATTCTATCTATTATTTTACTAGTACCTCGTTCGTGTAGATCTGCTTTATGCTGAGGCATTAAACTAAATCTAATACGTATTTTACCTTGAGGATCAAAGTTAATTAAGTCAGGATTTACAAATTTTGTTGCAAAACTGCCCATAGCTATAGGATGATCTCTAAAGAATTCAAATATTCTTTTCCAATCATGATATTTAGCATGCAACGCAAAATCTTCGTTACAGCTAATATCATAAGTGGTGTATTCTGCATGAGTTTGATTAGGTTTATCTACTGTTGTAAAATATACATGATTATTAATCGCTGTTAATATATCACCGGTATTTACAGCAATAGACAAACCTTTATCTTTATGACGTTTCATATAACAATAAGAACAATTATATAAACAGCCATGTCCAAAACTAGGAGATATAAAATCTGTAGATCGTCCAGAAGCACGAATCTTAAATGTTTTTCTTATATCTTTAGTTATTAATCTTCCCATACTTCTCTAGATTTAGCTCTTAAATAAACTCTAACCTCTTTCTCAAGTTCAGGAGACATATCACATTCTCTACTCTCAAGACACGATAATTCATCTAATAGCGGTTTAACTTCTTCTGCAAATTCTACTATATTATCATACTTAGCTAATATATTCAAATCAGCAGCTTTAGCCTCACTAATATCTGACAAAACAAACAGTTCTTTAGACTTTTCTTCTATTAAATCTGAATCATCACAGTCTGTTATAAACTTTTGAAATTCATATAATTTATCCATATGCTTAATTATAGAGGGAGCCATTTTGCGTACCTCTCTGTATTCCCATTCTGAATAATTATTATTCCTCAAATCCATGAGTTCACAATAATCTTCTTGTAATTCAGGGTGTATACATTTTAAACCTTGCATAAATCTAAATTTATTTATTTTCTCTAATTTATGTGCTGTGTAATATTTAATAAGTGAATTGTCCATAGTATATCCGTTATTATCTGTTAATTGTAAAAATAGTTCGTCAATGTGTTTAACATTAGGGTTTTGTGTAATAAACTTAACCTTATTTTGACTAACACGTATTAATTGTGGTGTATCCCATCCTTGTTTAGGATTAGCCCATTCATAATACTCACCTTTGTGCTGCCACTGTAAAAATCTAACTGGCGGATGTTCATACCAATAAATAGGATAACTTGAAGACTCTCTTTGATTACCATTATCATGCCAACTAGCATTTGGATAAACTTCTTTAAAATGTGGAACAACTTCTTTAAGTAATAAAGCAGCAGCTTTCATTTTATCTTCATCTTCTTTAGTACAATAATAAATGCTATTAGAGCTACCCATAAGATCTTTAGCTTTAGGCTCAATTTTTTCTAATGTAAGCCTATCATCTTTACGATCATCCCATCTAACAGTATATGCTACCATCCGCTTTTCTATCTCACGGCGCTCTGCAGCTGTTAAATTATTATATTTAGCTTTTTCTAATTGCTCTTCTTCTATATCTTTACATTTTGTAATAAACTCTTCAGGTACTTCTACTTCATCATAGTTTTTATACCATTCAGAAGCTTCAATAAACTTAAGAACTGCTGTTCTTTTAGCTGTTACTCTAGCTTTTTCATTCAAAAGTTTAACTTGTGCATCACCTGTAGCTTTAAGTATAGACTCACTAAATCTAGAGTTTAAATCCTCTAAAGTGTAAGTACAAACTTTATTAGATAGATAAGAATCTTCTATATCTAATTGTTGTAAATAAGAATCTTTATATTTACTAAACTGTTCTCTTCTTTCATAAAAATGTTTAGCATCAAATCCACCCCAATCTTTTACTGGTTCTCGTTCCATAGTACTATTTATTAAAACTGGTCTCATAAGTTTTAGACCATCAAATAATTTAGTTATAGAACTATATTTAATTCTAGGATCAGGACCAAACTTAGGTTTAATTAAGTCTTTATCAATAATCCGCGCAATCTTACTTAAGATTTTATTTTCACCAGAGTCCCCAGATATAATAGATCTACATTTATCAATCCATTTCAAGAAATCAGTTTCTTCCAATTGCTCTTCCACCATATCACTAGCTTCTTGAGCAGCTGACTCAATTACACTTTTAATGTATTTTTTAGTAGCTTCGTTCCATATAACTTTCTCACGAGATGGAGTAACATCTACACCTTCTTGTAATACAGTTTCTGTACCGTCTTCATTAGTGACCACTTGTCTAGCAGGACATTTGAAAGCAACACAACCATACATTTGTTGCATTTCTAGTTCTTTAAAATCAATAAAACCATAGTTAATACCTGTAGAAGCATCTGTATCTTTAACAAGAACAATATGTGGTTTACTAAAATAGTAACTGTCACCAATTATTATGTTTTTAGAGTTGTAAAGTACTTCAGTTTTAAAATGCATTTCTCTAGACTCACCACCCTCATACTTAATATTAAAATTAACGTTGTCAAAATACATTAATTGTTCTTCAATAGCTTCTTCAAACTTATTACGATTGTGACGTTTTACACCAAATGATATAGTAGTTTGATTTACTTCATTAGAATGCTCATAATATACTTTACTACCGTCACTAAAAGTTATAAATTTATTCTGCATTCCTGTTTTTATATTAAAAGCTGGTATAATAAAATCAGTTTTGTAATTATAACAGTTGCATTTAAATCTCATACCATTGTATATAGTTTCTATAGTATAGAAATCTACACCGGTTGATAATGCAGCTTTTGCTCCAAGACCAAAGGCACCAAAATTTTCACTGGTATTTCTTTTCGTAGAATAACCCAGTTCCAATATACCTTCTAAACGTCTTGATCCAATACCTACACCATAATCAGTAACTGAAAATATATCACAATATCCAACACCTTCATTTTGTGTATATAATAAATCAATATGATTTTTATCATGTTGTAAATGTGCTAGATTATAATAATTTTTATTAAAATTACTATCTTCATACTGCGCACCATGGCGTTCTATGTAATAGTCTTCAACTTTCTTTTTACCTGTCAATATTTCTATTGCTACTTCTTTTTCTCGCTGAGAGTCACATGCATTGGTAACAAGTTCTCTAATAGTAGACTGAATTGGCATAGAATATTGTGTAGATTGAAGAATGTCAAATACCATCTTCTCAGCGCCTTTGTTAATTTTCTTTGCTATGCCGGCGCTACCTTGCATAGGCTTATCAATAGTTTTAATACTCATAAAATTTGTGTTTAATTGGTTTATATTAGTATCCCATATCACGAGCTTCATCTGCACGTGCTTCTGCAATTTCATCAAGCCTTTGTTGTCTATATTCATAGTCATCTATAGGCTCATCAAAATGATCGTTACATTTGGGATTGTTACATTGGTACATTTCGCATCCACATGGAAATGTTACTTCGCTGTATTCATAGCCACAGCAAGGGCTAACGGTTTCAGCCATAATTTAAAGTGTTTAATTGGTTAATAAATAGAATAAACGCGGACTTACATATAACCGGAATATAACTCGTTGTTTTGTCAATCATTCGCTATAATGCCCGTCTAGGGGTAACCACCTAGGTTTACTCTATAACTGTTTTATTAATTCTACAACCTCATCTACTTGCTTTTTGTTTCTTGGCATAAAAAGCACATAGTGATGATTATTATCTTTAAGATGTTTTTTAAATAACTTCCATCTTAAAGGAAAAGACTCATTGGCATAGCCTTTTGTTTCTATAATAAATTTACCTTTTGGATCTACAAAATCCGGTGTGTAAGTAATTGGTCTAATCTTACTACCTTTATTGTAAAGCTTTTTAGAGGTACCTTCATAGCATGCTTGTGGGTAAATTGTTGCTGGAAAAATTGTAAAGGTTTCTTCTTCATATTTAACTTCAATTTTAGCTGTTTCTAATTTCTTATAACAGTGTAATTCTAAGTTAGATTTAAAATCTAAACCTTTATATGTAGACTTTTTAGCATTTTTAACTTTAGTTTTAGATTTACTTCGTCTCTTCCAAGCCATAGCTCATAATATTTGTTTGTAGGTACCCTTCCAGACCTCTATTCTTATTCCAAATAAATGCTTGTCCGCATCTAAGTGTCCCTACATAACCTTTTGTTTTATGCCAAGCGTCGTTAGCACAAATAGATGGTATAAATCTAACTTTAGTACCCATGTACTCATTAAGCATTTCTTTATGCTTATGTCCACAGTGTACTTCTCTAATTTTACATCTACTCCACATTTCAGGTTGTTCTGTAGCAATCAAAAGTGGTAACTCTTGCGCTTTTTCTTTGTCCCCATGTGTAAACATTATCATATTTGTTCCATACTCGTAGTATTTACGTGCATCTAAACCATTATCTACAGTAACGTTTTTATTATTGTTATATACTGCAGCTAAAACTTCTCCAGCATAAAACATACGTTCAAAGTCATGATTACCTTGTACTACAACAACGTCTACCGGGGCAAATTGTGTTAAATAATCAATAGCTTTGGTAACTAAATGCCAATAACCTCTAAAAGACTGACGCCATAGCATACTATCTTGTTGAGGTGTGCCTTTAGTTGTAGCTCGTGAATAACCTTCTGAATTTAGACCATCATTACCTATTGGCAATAAAAATCTTTCTATATCAAGACCATCTGCTTTTCTATGTAGATCTACAATAGCTTGCATATAATGTTTTTCTAATGCATCAGGTGATTCATCTGTAATTTTACCATAATGTATATCTGGTAAAGATATTTCATAGCATATAGGATCTTTAGCTTTTTTCCATTTATATTTAGGTACTTTATGTGATATAGATTTAATATAGTTTAGCAATTCTTCTTTAACTTGGGGCTGTTCATGCCACTGATTGTGTGTTACTATACTGTAACGTTGTTCCCCGTTAAAATTTTGCCAAAACTTAACAGACTTTACATCTGCCATTGTTAAACCATTATCTAGTAAATGTTTTGAAAAAGCTTGACTTTGACTAAGCTCATGACCATTATCATTATTCATGCGTTCTTGTACCCATTCTTCAGAAGATACAATTTTTTTACAATCTTTAATAATAGCAATATCTACTTCCCATTTATCAGCTAACCATTGCGCTCCTTTTTTTAACCACCCTTTTTGTTTTCTAAATTTTTCAATAATTTCATCTCGATTCATTTAATATGTTTTTAAGTTCATTAAAACTACACATCTGTTTAATTAAGTCTGATGGATCTTTAGACTGATAATAATCAGGTATGCAGATATTATTAAAACCATATAAGTCACAAATCTTTTTAGCCATTGTCTGGCCTGGATTTGTTACTTTGTCGAAATCATTGTCGTATAAAATATCTATTATAGTAAATCTATCTTTTAAATCTTTTACTAATTTTTCTGAAGGTATTTGCATCTCACTTTGTAGCGCAATAGCATTATAGCCTGCTGCATACAAACACATAACATCTTTAAGAGATGAAGTAATGATAAGTCTCTCACCTTTATACGGGAGTTGGTCATAGCCTTGAACATCTGTCTTTTTTGTATTGCTTAACCACTTATTTGTTTCTTCATAAGGAGAATAAATTTTATATCGATTTTTGAATCTAAAAGCGTAAGTAATTGATTTACAAGTAAATCTAGTACTGTTTACCCAGAAATGACTTATAGGTTCGACTCCAAACATAGTTAATATTTTCTTACTAACCAAATATTGAACCCAAAACTTTGCATCATCTCTAGTCCATTGTCGACGTTTCTTTTTAATAATAACCTCAGACTTAGTATAAGATGGTACTTTATTTTGTCTATAAGCCATAAGACCCATAGTAAATTTTATACCAGCTTTTTTAGAACTGAGGTTAAGATTAAAATCATTGTCAATAATGTTTAGCGCAGAGTAGAAATCACAATTGTATTTAAATTTTACATAGTTAAAACAATCAAAAGTATGATCAGAAGAACCAAAATCTTTATACAATAATTTGCCATTGTAAGGTATTATAGAAACCGTAGGTGATTTATCTTCTCTAAGATCACTTTTAAATTTCTTACCAAGTATTTTAAAACTGGGACAATAATACCTAAAAATGTCATACTCAGTAATTTTACTAAGTATGACATCGGTATGTAGGTGATCGTTACTATCTCTACGATCAATAGCCATTAGAAGGGAGCGTCTTCTTGAGGATCTGCAGGAACTGTCCAATCTTCATTTTCATCAATAGTGTCCGGTGTAACTAGACTAGCTGTTGATACATGCTTACCCCATTTAAGGTCTGCATTAAAATCATGATTCTTGAACTGAGTATACTCATCATTAAGCGCTTTAATAAATAAATCATCTCTTTGAGGTTTAACTCTGCCAAAATATCCAGTATAAATACCTTGATATTTATCATCTTTAACACCCACTAATACTCGAAGTTGATTGCTTTTAAGCGCTGCAGCAAGAGTTTTAATCTCTGTTACATTACCATTTACAATATCTGCCATTGTATCATAAAATACAGATCCGCCAGCAGCAACATTAGCCCAAGCTTTAGTAAATTCAATTAATTCTCTTTCACCATCATAAGCTTTTCTTTGACCTTCTGATTTCCACCAGTCATAAGTTGGTGCATCAGTTGACCATGTAGATTGACCTACATTATTTAGCCATAAAAACTTTCCAGTTTGAGATTCTTTGTGATTATTCTTTAAAAACAAATCTAATTTAAATTTACCATCTTCATTTGCTAGCCAAAATGTTACTTTATTCCAAGCTTGATCGTTACTAGTTCCTGAATATGCAGGTTCTTGTTTTACATTCACATCTAGTGCATGTAATTCTGCCATTGTAGGATTAACCGCTACAACATTCATATTTGTTAAACCAGAGTAGAATTCTCTTCCTCCTCCTGATACCTCTTCGGTACTTGCATTACTTTGTATTGCCATAATTATTTATTTATTGGTTATTAAAATTGTGTAAATTGTGTATTTGTAGTATCTTCTATAGTTTCTACTGTTTCTACTGTTTCTACAGGAATACTAGTTTGATTACTATCTATAATTGTACCAGTTTCCTTCATTCTAGTCTCTATAGTGTTTTCAGTATCATCTACAAACTCAAAAGGTAATGTTCTAACTTTCTTAGCTTTTCTACCTTTTAATGTAGGATGCTGAAACATTTGTGTAACCATCCAAGTTTCTAAACTATACTTTTCTTTGATTCCATCTCTATTTATTCCATTTTCTAGATCTTCTATAATCTGTGTAGTGGTAATCTTTGGTGGCGTTGCTTGTTTTACAACTGTGCCATTAGTTGGTTCATTTGCTTCAATCATGTTAAATTGGTTTTAATTAATAATTAGTCTATAAAAATTTCTGACCATTTTAAAGGCATGGCCTTACCTTTTAAGTGTGCACATCTAGTACCAGCAGCTATATCATCTAGGGAATCGAAAGAAATCATAGTATCTGTTCCTTCCCTGTAAATATAACCAATAGCATCTGAATTAGTGCAAGTAATTTGCTTAATTTTTCCAGTTAAATCAAGATCCTTAACAGCAACCTCTTTACCTTTCTTTTCAAGCATTTTATCTTTTAGATGTCCAACTAAGATTACGTGATCCGCAAGTTTATTCAGTTTGTCTATCCATTCTTTATATGCTAATCTTAAGTATAAGTAGCCTGCGCCATTTGGCAATGATAGAACTGATGCTCCAGGATTATTTTTATCAAAGTTTTTACCCATAGGAGTTTTCATATAAATTTGTTTAGCATGCCCTTCACACCATTCTTCTAATTTACTAATAGTGTCAATAGCTATATATTTATATGGTCGTCCTTCTTTTATAATTGCTGAACCAATAGCTTGTAAGTCTTTCAAACTATGAGCTTTAACTTTTAAAGCATCAACCATGTCTGATCCGTCTTCCAAATCAATAATTAAACAATTATCTAATTTTGACAATACAGTAGTTTTACCTATTTTAGGTGCTCCATATATTATCATATTTTTAGGCGATTTACGGCTCGCCTTAACCTTTGCTTTTGGTAATTCCATAATTTCCATCTATATATTATTTTTTAGTTTTTAATTTAGATCTTAAAGTATTTCTTCTAGACAATAATTGTGAAACTTTATCTTCATCGTTTTTAAAGCGTTTCATTCTTTTGTCTATCTGATTTATTTCGTTTAAGACTCCTAATTTTATCTTGTTCCTCCCGTTTCTTTTGCTCATATTTTTCTATATTTTTTAATAATTTTTCATCTGTATTTTCTCTTACAAATAGTTCATATAAGTATTTACTCCACATCATAATCTTTCTTTTATTGTAAATGTTGACATTTCTGCTTGATAAGGTATCATACCTAATAAACCATCACGATTCTTCTCTATATGTACAGCTAATAATCCTATTGGATCTTCATTACAGTATTTATCTGTAATACCATACAAATCATTAGGCCGTTGAAGCATCATTACTACATGTGCATCTTGACCAATACTATCTCCACCAAATAAATCTGTTAACAAAGGCTGATATTGTGCTTTAGCTCTATGTTCAGATTCTATATTACGATTAAGCTGAGATAATAATATATTAATACAACCTAAATTTGCTTGCATCCACATACACCCTTTACTCACATCATTTAGTTTTTGTAATTCCATATCTCTATTACTTAAAATTAATCGAGAGTGGTCAAACACATTAACTACAACTGAGTCTGGACGTCTGTTAGCTATATCTACATTAGCTTCTTTAATAAATTCTATATCTCTTGGAACATTGTTAAAATAAACAGGATAGTTCCCATATTTCATAACTTCTTCTTTAAATCTTTGGTATGCTTCGTTTTCTAATTTTTTACCTACAGATAATAATTCTCCTACTTGTTTATTTATACCTTTTGAACCTGCACGTAGTATCTGCTGATAACCCGGCATCTCAAAAGACCAATATAATACTAATAGGTTTTTACCTATATTTTTATCTAATAAGTCAAAAATTAATTGATTACTAAACGCTGATTTACCTACACCTGGACGACCAGCTATTACATACATTTTACCTGGCTGCAAACCACCTAATAAATTTTTATTTAGTCTTGTCCATTTAGTAGGATAAACTTGACGTTTACCATTCATTCCATCTGCTACTTGATGTAGCGATGCGCTAATTGCTTTTCTTATGCTTTTAAACCCTTTGTTCTTAAAGGGATCTTGTGATTCTGTTAGTTTCTTGTTTTGTGTCATTTTCGTCTAAGTTTTCATACTTTTCCCAAGTATGGTTATTAATCCATGTTTCTAAGTTTTGCATGTATGCAAGATTATGTTTTTCTAATGTAAGTTGTGTATCTAAACATTTCATTATATGTCTATGTTTATATACTTTTTCTCCTACAATCTTTTTGTACTTTGCTTTACATTTAGCATTGGCCTTAGCATCTGGATCCTTAGCATGTAACACTCTAATACCTCTATCAGTAGTCATTACTTTCATAGGATATGTACCTATAAGCTCAGCAAACATCTGATCAAAATTAGAAGAAAAGAGATCTATAAACTCTTGTCTAATAAAATGTTGATCAGGTGCTTCGCCTAGCTTAATATATCCTTCTTCTTGTAACTTCTCTAAATTTGGTTTAAGATTAAGATTGATTAATTTAGTATAACTTTCCTTATGTATTATATAAAGATATAGAAAATCGTCTGCAGACATTCCTGTCTGCTCTAACACTTCAAAATCTATATCAACATTCATATGGCAGTAAAGGTTATAAAAAGTTCTATTATACTATTTTCAAAATCTAAAGCAAATATAATAAATTCTGTTATTATATACAAATATTTTAAATAATTATTTCCACACAACATTCTTTAATGTTTTTGTAGCGTTCTTTAACCACTTTTCTTCCTGAGAATCAGCAACATACAATATTATGATTTCCCCTATTTTGCCTTCCTGAAATCTAACAAGGCGTCCAACACGCTGTATCATAGATAAAGCTTTGCTTGTAATACCACAAATTATACCCATATTTGCATTAGGAACATCAAAACCTTGATTAAGAGCTTTTGTTGAACAAAGTACATTTATATCTCCTGTTTTAAATAATTCAAGGGCCACATCTCTTTGTTTTTTAGTCTTTTTAGAATGATAGGCCATTGCATAAGGAGCTATAGAATCACACAATTGATCTGTAAAATCATTAGCACCTCCAAATACAAGTATTTTCTTATCTGTATTTTTATAATAAATGCTCTTAAATTTTTTTATTTTATTTGTTGCATAATCTACAATAGCTTTACGATCTCTAATAGCTTTCCAAAATAATACTGCAGCTCTTTTTTGAGGACCAGTTGCAGTTTTACTTTTTAATATTCTACTTGCCTCATTAAAAGCGTCAAATTGTCCCAGCTGATATTTATTATAAACAAAAGAATTATTTACTTTTTTATAATTTTCTTTTTCTTCGCTAGTTAATTTAACCGGTATACAAGTAATCTTATAAGGACTTACAAATCCTAATTTTACACATCTATCTAATGTAATTTTATAAGCTGTTGGTGCCATTTTAGAAAGTATATCTTTGTATTCTTGCTCTTCTGGAAGAGTTGCAGTCATACACAATAGCATTTTAGAAGCATTATTTTCAAAGAATTTACGATATTCTGGAGATAAACCTAAATGGATCTCATCACATACAACTATAGTGTAACTTTTACGCTTTAATTTATATGCACTTTGATAACAAAGTATTTCTACATTATCTGTAGATACACCCCATTTCTCAAATTCTTCTACAAATTGTTCTTGCAATTGTACAGTAGGGACAAGTATCAAAGCATTTCCTCCATCTTTAAGTGCATATTCTACTGCTAATACACCACATCTAGACTTACCAAAACCTGTACCTGCAATTATAGAACCAATAAAGTTTTGTTTAGCCCATGCATTTAAGGCAGCTTTTTGTTCTTTATCTCTTATTGCATTTATTTTACTCATAACACTTGCCATAATGTAACTGTTCTATTAGTTTCTTTATCTTTAAATGTTCCTGTAGTTGTAACCATTCCCATATTTACAAGTTCTGTTACTCTACCTGTGACTCTATTAATGTCCCATCCTAAATGCTTGGCAATCATTCTATTAGTAGCCCCACCTTTAGATTTTATTACGGAGTAAACAGTTTGTTGTTTTTCTCCTATATTTTTTTGTGTCTTTTTTAAAGACTCTACTTGAGTCTGTCTAATTTTCTTTACCATACCACTCTATCTTTTTTAAGTTTATATTTAGTCATATCATTCTCCTCTTTAATAGTTAAAAGTGTTGGAGGCTCTACATATTCTTCAGGAGCTTTAACAATTTTACTATAATTTGTATCATCGTAGCTATAATTTCTAGCTTTTACTTCTATTTTACCACTATCTTTAAAATAAGTATCAAACTCAATATAAGTTTGATTATATAATTCTTCTAGATGCTGTCTACGCTCTAGTTCTTCTATAAAATATTTAGTTTCTTCTTTCATAATTTTAAATTTAATTTACCACGGGACGGACAATAGTATTAACGGGTTATGAATTAGTTACCACTTCGTGCAGCTCTATTTTCTTTATGCCCGTCCCGCCGTAATTACTTGTATTGTTAAATATGAGTGAGGCAAACATTTAATATTAAGGATGTCTCTTAAACACCCGATTAATTAGACCTCACTCATACTTATTTTTCCCAACAATTACTAACTGTTACTTCTGCTTTTAATAAATTGTTTGTTACTATTTGATTTGCAGCTAGTTCCATCAATTCTTGCATTTTAACTGTCCACGTATCTATATAATCATTTTTACATATAGTATCTATCTGATCGTGCACTGTCATTACTAGTTTTACAGGACAATCAGTTATTTTTATATAATCTCGCATTAGTATAAGTGCAAGTTTAGTCATATCTGCAGATGCACCTTGTATAGGTGTATTCTTACTAGCACGCTCGATGCTACCAAGCTCCATCATAGATGATTTATTGTTCCAAATCTTTGGATACCAATTACTAAACCATCTTTTCCTATTATATGGAGGAAATGTTTTAATATATCCAAATTTCTTACCAAAGTTACCTAGCTTATCTAGGAACCCTTTGATTGCTGGGAACGCTTGGAAATACTTTTCGATGAGCTCTTTAGCTGCATCCAAACTGATGTTAAGAGTATCAGAAAGCTTATTAGGGCCCATCCCATAAGCAAGCCCGAAATTAATAGTTTTGACATTTGTTCTTAATTTTTTATGTGAAGGACAATTACACTTTTGTTTTTTACTCATATAAAGGCAATTGTCTTCAGCTGCATTAATCCATTCTTCCCCATAAACTAGCTCTGCACATGTTGAGTGTAGATCTTGTTCTTGTTCTAAAGCTTTTAGCCATACAGGATCTTTAGAGCCAAATGCAATTACATTCAATTCTTGTGAACTGTAGTCAGAACTTACAAAACTCCAATCATCTGGAGCTGTAAAACAATTTCTATACATATTATCTGCAGGTATCTGTTGCATGTTAGGCTTACTACTACTTACACGACCAGTATCTAGTATCTGATGAAAGTTTGTATGTATTTTGTTATCACTTGCTAGATTTTTAAAGAATGCATCACCATAAGATGTACATAATTTCATAGCTTCCTTATATTTTACATATTTATCAATAAGAGGAAACTTAAATCTATATTTATACATTTGTTTACCATTAACATTGTCAAGATTAGGAATAAGACATTTAAAAACTTCTAACACTTGTTTAGGTGATGTCCATTTTATATCTATATCTCTAATTTCTTCAATTGGAGTAAACATATCTGTTTGCACATATTTAGATACAAAGTGTTTAACTCTGTAATCATTTCTAATCATGGTATCTAGATCTTGTTCTAATTTATTAGCATTGTCAGTGTTAAGAGCTTCTAACTTTGACCATTGTTCTACATCTAGTTCTAAACCATTGTATTCTATATCTGCAAATGAGGATACTACTTTATTTTCAAGTTCAACTACATTATGTAGTTTATACTTATCTATAAGAGGTAGTTGATGCGTACGTATTTTAATAAGATATTCTACATCTTTTGCACCGTACACAATTTGATCATCTTTAAATGGTTGACCTGTAAGTCCTATAAACTGATTACGCACATCTTTATTTAAATCTACATTCAAATATCTTTTGCATACATCTTTCAATCCATATCCATACTTATCTTTACCACAATTAAGAACACGCTCAGTTAAAAAGGTGTCATAAATACCTTCACAATCTATATTAGACCATCGTTTAATAAATTTGTAGTCAAACTTTGCGTTATGAAATATTTTAGTGATTGTTTTATTTTCTAGTATTTGGCGTAAAGGTTCAATACCTATAATACGAGTATCAATTACAAATTGTTTTTCATTGTCACCAATTTGAAACATAATCATCTTTTTACAAGTAAAGTCAAAACCTTCAGTCTCCGTGTCTACACCAAGTATTTCTTTGTTCTCACAATACTTAACCACATCATCAATCGTTGCCAACTGATAATGTGGAGAAGGTATCGTTTCTACTGACCCATCTACTAAATAAATCATTTTCTTGCGTCTATTTCGTTATTATATATTCGTTGTGCTTGCTCTTGTTCAGCTCGCTCTTCAAGATACGAATTATATTTTGAACTAGCTTCTTTTAATAACTTTAATACCGCTGTAGCTCTCATCATACTTAAAAACTTTCCATCATATGTAAAGCCAGCACAGTTATTAGCTAAATTTTCATAATACACTTTCATGTATTCTTCTAGTCTCCCATCTTCTGCAAGACTAACTATCCATTTCATTTGTCCCATTATTGTCTATTTTTTATTTCGCAGAGCACATATCCTAACATTATACCTAAGCATAACCATAATAATTTTACCTCTGCTACATTAATAACTATTTCTCTTGTAGTATCTAATTCCATGTTTAAATTTTTAAATCCTAAATTAAATCGAATGATTATTTATGTTGACACTAACTGATTCTATTCCTGTAGTTTTATTCCCATATCTTGGGAGACCAGGCTTAAATCCCATTAACATTTCATAACTATAATCATTCGTGATTATTTTAGGTAGTTTTATTTTCTTTACAATTCTTTCTCTAATTATTTTCTTTCCTTTAAAAATAATTTCTTCGTGTACCACAGTCCTTTCCACAACTGATGGTATCTCTATATCATATCTTTTTGCCATAAACTTATTTTAAATTAAATACAAAACAAGGGAGCACTGGGTTGAGATTACAGCACCTATAGGTACAAACCAGATTTTCCTCCCTCATTTTATATCAATACACAGATTGCCTTATCTGTTATATCATACTCATTTCTTCTTGAACAACATTAGATTCACTAGTTACTGCTACTCTATCATGTGCAATAAGCATATGTTTAGGGTTAGCTGTAGCAAATACCATTTTATGTCCACTATAAATTCTCTTAACTTCACCAGTTGCTGGGTCAGTTACAGTTAATTCTTCTTTAGTTGAAGGATTAATTTTATGTGCACTGTTGTCTAACTGCCATTGTGTTGGCTCATGAGTTTCTACAAGCTTAACTCTGTATCTCATTCCCATTGCTGGATGAGTAGATTCTTGAATTGTAGGATTTAAGATATTTAAATCACACGCTTGTACAACTTTACCTGCTTTTGTAGTTTTAGCTGAAAATTCAGCTGCATCAAGGTCAAAGTTTGAACCGTCAGCATTCTTGATATTCATTAAAGCAATACTCTCTGGTGTAATTCTTGTATACACATAAGTTAAACTGCCTCTTTGAAATCTTGAATCACCATAGTTTAGAGTAGATAATGCATCTATTTCATCATTATCTGAATCTGTTGGTGGTGTACCATTACGGTCAATTCTCTCGACAAAACAAGCTTGATATGAATCATTAGCTGCTTTTTGTACATGAGATAGTAAAGTTTCGTCTAATTTTAAAGTGTTAAGACTACCACTGTTTAATTGATTTGCCATTTGTTTAATTGGTTTTAAATGGATTAATTAGTGATTTTAAAAAGGTATATCACAAACCTTGTTAAAGGATAAAAGACTCTTATCATACTCCCATCATCTATCAAAGTAGTGATGATAAGTAGAGTTTGTGAGTCTTTTTAAAGGTAACTATGAGTAGGAACAAGTATTATGAAAACAAAAAATAATGTCTAAGTTTACGACTAAATAAGATTGACATTAACAAAAACCCTACTCATAGTTATTATATTGTTGCTTCTTTAGATGGACCATTACTGTTCCCTGTTCCAAATGTGCCAAAACCTGTTGGTAATCTATCATCATTTAAATCATAGACTATCTTTTTACTAATAGGTCTTGGAGTTTTATTCTTTCTAGTTTTAGATAATTCTTCTGCTTGTTGCAGTTTTATATCTTTTTCTATTAATTTATTATATTTATATCTATCAAATAATATGCCTGACATAAAGCCAAATGCGTAGGCAGATAGAATGCCTAATAAAAATACTATTGTTTCCATTTCTTTATTTATGTTTAGTTAATAATTTAATCCCAGTCATAAGGATATTCATCACGAATACTACCATTACCGCCAACTTCTTTACATATTGCATTGTAATCAGCAAAGCAATTATCTCTTTTATTGTATTCTATAATGTATGATAATAAACTTATTTCTCTTAATATAGCTACTCCGTCATAATAAAGCTTGCCACCATCTTCACATACATTTCCTTTACCATCATCCATTGGTGGATATGATACTGATACTCCATGATATGCTCTTATTGTCCAAAACTTTATAATGTTATTTAAATGACTAGTTGTAAGGTCAGCTATTTTAGATACTACACCATCTCTTGTAGTGTGAGCATCTTTTAGTTGTGTTCTAACGTATTTCATATTACTAATGTTATATTATGTTATGTGATTAAATTGATTGAGTGTCAGATTGTGGTAAAAAGTGGTGAATACGACCTGACTTGCACACTTACAAACTTGCGAAGTTTAGCAAAGGTCTGTTGACCGTGTGTGCGTAATTGTTTTGATTGTGGTAGAAAAAAGGGACAAAGTCCCTTATCTTACCACTCTAAATACACTTGCGGTGTACCATCAGAATACTCATATCTCTCTCCATCTTCGGTGAAACGAAATTCAGGACGAGGATTAGCTGGTAATTTAAACTCTTGTCCTTTAACAAAGGATTTAAAAAAGTCACTATTCTTTACATAAGCAATAATCTTATTAGTAGAGAATATATTAGGTTGATACGCAACCATTACGTGGTTGAGTGATTGAGTTGGACGTATATACGTCGCTAAAATTGGATTATCCATAAGGCAAATTATGTATTAACACTAACAATCCCAATGCGGGGTGTTTTAAGTGCGTAGCATAGCGGGGGTCTTTGATTGTGTTGGTTCACACGTTCACAAACCCATCAAAAAAAATTTTTTTTATTTTAAAATTTAACATTTCCTTAACATCCCTAGAGATCAGGGTAGGTATATTTGTAGTATGAAAAAATTTGATATTTCTCCTGTCATATATATTTTATTAATGATTTGTGTGTTTTTATTTGCATTGTAATATATTTTTATTAATTTTGCACTGCAACATTATCATCCCCCGGTAAACAAAAAAGGGATTAGACATCGGATTGTAGTCTCAAATAGAGATAGAGTTTTCTCCGGTAGTTGCAAAAGAGTTAACGTATAAGCTCTAGTTAGGATACAATGCACACAGGTAAGTGCGGTGAATTAACACCAGTTTTAGTATCCTTGGGTCCCGTAAAACGGAGCACTGCTAGAGTGAAATCACAACTTGAAATAGAATCCTCAAGGGGGAGAGTTATATCTAATTCTCTCGTATTAAAACTTTTCTTTAAAATATTTGGAACTATAAAAAATTTGTTTATATATTTGCATAAAAATATATAGATATGAATTTTAAACCAAGTGGATCGTGGGTTGTCCTTCCAGACCCAGTAATTACAGAAACAGAATCAGGAATAATCTTAGATGAGGCTACAGCTAAGGAAAATGCAAAGCGATCAAACGTTTTGGAGGCGCTAGCTGTTGGACCTAATTGTCATTTTGTAGAAAAAGGGGATACTGTTATGGTAGATCCTAGATCAGAAGCTGCAAGAACAGAGATTGATGGTCAGTTATATTTAATTATATCAGAACATCAAATATTAGGAAAGTGGTAAAAGGCCAAGTTACTCTAAAACTTGAAGATTATCATGCATTATTAGATGCTAAGATAAAAACTATTGAGTTACAAGAAAAAAGTGATAGATTATTAAAAGAATTACAAGTATTCTTATCATTTTTAGTAACTCGTACGGATATAGCCCCATATGTTACAGAGTTTAATAAACAATCTAAATCTTCTATTATTGAAATAGATACAAACGGAACAGTTAAAATGCAAAAGAAATGAGTTATTTAGCACAGTTGAAAAGAAAGAAAATGCACTATAAAAATAGATGGATTGTAAAATATGATGATAATAAATTAGTAAGAGAAGTTAAACTTATATTTAATCCTGAAGAATACCGTACATTTAAAAACTCAAGACCGTTAAACACACAAAATGGTCTTATTAAAATACTAGAAAATGACAAAGAAAAAAGAAAATAGGAAAAAAATTACTGTTAATATAGATACTACGTATAAATACGTACAATTATGGAATGGTATTTTTAATTTAACGGAAAAAGGTATGCAAATACTATCTGCATTTATAGATGTACAGAATATTACTAGTGAAGAAAATATATGCAGTGTAAAAAATAAAAGAGAGGTTGCAAGGATAGTAGGAATAAAAGATTATAATACTTTAAATAATTATGTAAAAAGATTTAAGGATAAAGGAGTTTTGAATAAAAATAATAATATATATTCGTTAAATCCTTTTTTAAATCCAGATACTTCTTTTGTAGAAGTAATAATAAAGAAAGACTAATGAGAATATTCGAAGAAATAGTTCCATCCTATTTTGAAATAGGAGATATGGAAATAATAATACTACAAGATAGAAATGGAGAATTATTAACGATTAAAATAAATTATTATGAATAATCCAGAAGATCCTAAGATACAACCGCCTTCATTATTTAATATGATTAGTTCTTTTGCAAGAGATCTAAAAGAATATGTAAAACAAGGAGCACCAAATGTAACAACAGAAGATTATGTACAAAGATTAGAAGCGTGTAATAATTGTGAACATGTTTTAAAGCCTCAGATGAGATGCGGATTATGTGGATGTTTATTAGAACATAAAGCAAAGTGGAAAACAACTACATGTCCAGATAAACCACAAAGATGGAAAAAACAAATATTAGATGGCCAAAGACAAAAAGGCGATAATACAGCTACTAGCAACTAAATATAAGTTGCCTCTACAAAAAATAGAACAAATAGTAAATCATCAGTTTAAATTTGTAGAGAAAGTTATGAAAAAGGGAAAATTTGAAATGGTAAGACTTCCTTATTTTGGTAAGTTTTCTGTGAATCCAAATAGAGTTAAATATTTAACTGCTTTAAAAAATAAAAAAAATAATGATAAAGAGTCAAAAGAAAACTAAGAAAAAAATTTTCCTTAATGGAGCACCTAAGAAAATTGATTATGATGCATATATGCTAATACGTAATCAAGAAAAACAGTTACAAAATAATATAGAAGCTTTATTTAAATATGTTTTAATACATAACAATAAGAAAAAGCATACAGAAGATGAAAAGATATTATATGATTATTGTATGCAATTTCCTACAATATTACAAGCTTTAGAAAATTTAAAAAAAGAAAATGAGTCTGAGAGATGATTTAATACACATAGTAGATAATAAAGCTGTTCTTAGTGGATATGCTTTAACTATATTAGAATTCAAAGAATTAAAACCAAAAGAACTTGCTTTTGTATACTTTACAACAGATCATAAATCACCTTTTTCTGTTTATGAATGGGAACAGCGTATAGTTGAAGTAAAAAATAGTATATTTGGAGCAGAAAGTAAGTTTACACCTACCCCTAAAATATTAGCAGCGTGTAAAAAGTATGATAAATTAATAGAAACATCTGCAGTTAGATTATTAAGAGCTGCAAGAGAATCTGTAATAAAATTAGAAAAATATTTTAGAGATATAGATTTAACTTTAATAGATGATAATGGTCGACCAATTTTTCATGCTAAAGACCTAATTAATAACTTAGAAAAAATGGGTAAGGTAGTAGATGGTCTTAGAAATTTAGAAGAAATAGTTAAAAAAGAAGAACAAGCCGCTAATACAAATAGAGGTGGAATAGAAGTGAATAAATATAGTATGTAATGGATTATTTAGAAGATATAGAGCTTTATAATGAGGCAATGCAAAATGCTTACATGATAATAACTAAAAAAAAGACTATTGACGATATTTATTATGATTTAGAGAATGATAGCATAGATCGCTTTCCTTTACCCTTTGATCCAATCATAGATGATGGTAGAACTCCAGATATAATAGATATTGTAATAGAATATTTTACAAGTACAGAAGAATATGAAAAATGTTCAGAATTAGTTAAAATAAAAGATAAATGCTCAAAGAAACAGACAGAGTCAGACCTGCCGCCGTTAACTTTATAAAATACGGACACTATACATCTGCACTTCCAGGAACTAGAGAATACTATGAGTTCTGGGATGAAGAACAAAATAGATGTATGTATGGGTATACTATAGATGAATTACATATCACAGGTTTTCATTACTTTTATTTAAACTATTGTCCTATCGATAGAGCTGTAGATGAAGTATTACCTGATGGATCAATACAAGCAAAACGTGAACGTACATTCCCAAGATTTTATGATGGAGATTATGAATATTTTCATGAAATAGATAAAGCTAGAGCAGAAAATAAGCATATGATAGTTTTAAAAGCAAGGCGTAAGGGATATTCCTATAAAGCCGGATCTATGCTTGCTAGAAATTACTTTTTTGTTAGGAATAGTAAAAACTTTGTATTTGCATCCTCTAAAGAATTTTTAATTGGTGATGGATTACTCTCAAAAGCTTGGGAGTTTTTATCTTTTATAGATGATCATACTGCTTGGGCTCAACCTCGGTTAAGAGATAGAGAAATGCATAAAATGTCTGGATATAAGAAAAAGATAAATGGAATGGAGATAGAAATGGGGATGAAGTCTCAAATTATGGGGGTATCTTTAAAAGATAATCCAGATAAAGTAAGGGGTAAGGCAGGTGAATTAGTTTTCTTTGAAGAAGCAGGATCATTTCCAGGATTATTAAAAGCATGGGAGGTAACAATGCCAACAATGAGACAAGGTGCTAAAACTTTAGGAATGATGGTAGCTTTTGGTACAGGTGGTACAGAAGGATCTGATTTTGAAGCTATGGAAGAAATATTTTATAATCCAGCAGCATATGATTGTATGGATTATGAAAATATATGGGATGAAGGAGCACTAGGTACAAGATGTGGATACTTTATTCCAATACAAAAGAATTTAGATGGATTTATAGATGATGACGGTAATTCTAAGCAACAAGAAGCTATAGAATATGAAGAAACAATGAGGGAAAAGAAAAAAGGGGCTGCAGATGCAAAATCTTTAGACCAATATATAGCTGAGCACCCCTTTTCTCCCCAAGAAGCTACATTACAAATAACAGCTAACCTATTTGATATTGCATCATTACAAGAACAATATAATAATGTAAAAGCTAGAAATTTACAAGCAATAGGTACTGCAGGTAAATTATATCATAACGAAAAAGGAGAAGTTAAGTTTAAAATAGATGGTGATTTAAAACCTATTACTAAATTTCCACACAGAAAAGATGATGATAAAACAGGGGCAGTTGTAATATATGAATCACCTTATAGAAATGAACAACAACAAGTTCCAGTAAATTTATATGTAATATGCCATGACCCTTATGGTCAAAATCAATCTGCAGATAGCACATCTTTAGGATCAGCATATGTATTAAAAAGACCTAACAATTTATCACAACCAGATGATATAATTGTAGCATCATATGTAGGAAGACCACATACACAAGATGATTATAACAGAAATTTGTTTATGTTAGCAGATTATTATGGGTGTAAAATAGGATTTGAGAATGATAGAGGTGAGGTAATAGCTTATGCAAAAAGATTTAGAAAAATGCATAAGTTGCAAGAAGAATTTGAGATGTTAGACAAAAAAGAGTTAAGAAGTAAGAACGTAAAACGTCAATATGGTATGCATATGACCGAAGCAAGGAAGCGTCAAGGTGAGATATATATAAGAGACTGGCTAAACACTGTTAGAAGTACAGAGGAGTCAGGAAAAAAATTACTAAATTTACATAAAATATATGACCCTGCTTTATTAACAGAATTAATTAAATTTAATCACAAGGGTAACTTTGACCGTGTAATGTCACTAATGATTGGAATGTATCATACACGAGAACTTTATAATGCGGAAGTTAAAGATATATTAGAAGATAGAGCTACAGATAAGTGGTTCGAACAAAACTATTATTAATATGAATAAAGAAAAAGACAATAAACCTTATAACCCTCTACCAGAATACTTGGCGATTGGACCATCAGATATTCACGGAGCGGGGATCCTAGCAAAAGAAGATATTCCGGGAGAGGTAGTTATAGGTATTACTCACATTTATGATCCAAATTTTCAACATGATTATATTAGAACTCCATTAGGAGGATTTATTAATCATAATGATAATCCTAATTGTGAATTACTAGATAAAGATGATGATTATCATTATAAAGTAATAAAAACATTACGTAAAATAGAAGCAGGAGAAGAATTAACTTTAAAATATAGTTTATATGATATATGCAATTACTTATAGTGGTATATCTATAATATTATAATAGTAATTAGTATTAAGGTTAAAATCAAACAAAAAAATAGGTAAATTTGTAAATTATGGGATACGATAAAATACCGAGGCAAAAGCTCTCGATTAATAAGAAGAATAAGAAATGGGGAGAACAATGTGTGGAGGCATTTATAGATCTTTCTAATTCTGGTCAAACACATTCTAAACAAAAGAATGACCTTAAGATATTATATGATTACTATAACGGTGTAATTGATGAGGCAGATTATAATTACGTATTAAAACCTTATGGCAAAGCCCGTAAGAATTTCCCTTCTGAAATGCGTAACTACCCCATCATTAAACCCATAATTGACCTTCTTCTAGGGGAAAAATCAAAACGACCTCTCAATTATACTGTTACAGTACAAAACTCAGATGCCCTTACTTTAAAAGAAATGGAAAAGTCTGAAGCAATAGCACAAAATTTAAGACAAAGATTTTTACAAGAAGTACAAGCACAAGGAGTAGATATAGGTGCTAATATGGAAGAAATACCAACTCCTAAACATATTGCAGACATGTTTGAAAGTTCTTATGTAGACAATAGAGCTATATTAGGACAAAAAACTTTAAACTATGTAATGCAAGAACAAGAAGTTTATGATAAAATTCAAAAAGCTTGGTTTCATTATTTAGTAACTGGTGAAGCATACACACAAAGAGGAGTAAGAGATGGAGAACCATATTATTCTATATTAAATCCTTTAGATGTAGACTATGACCTTGATCCAGATTTAGAATTTGTAGAAGACGGTGATTGGGCATTAGTTAGAAAGTATGTACATGCATCTACAGTTATTGATGCATATTATGATAGTTTATCAGAACAACAAATACTAGAACTTGAAGAACCAAAACATTCTGAAGGTGATATTTCTTTTTTATATGCTAATTCTGCAAATAAAGATACTAATGCTTTTAGAAATAGATTAATTGAAGTTGTAAATGTATATTGGAAATCTAGAAAGAGAATAGGATTTTTAACTTATATGGATCCAGACACAGGAGCTTTAGAAGAAATGGAAGTTGAAGATGGATTTAGAATGCCTGCAGAATTAAAAGAACAAGGAGCACAATTAGAATGGAAATGGGTAAATGAAGTATGGGAAGGTACAAGAATAGATGGTAGAATATATGTAAATGTTAATCCTATTCTTAACCAAAGATTATCTATAGACAATCCTTCTAAATGTAAATTACCTATTAATGGTAGAAGATATTCAGATACAAATTCTAAAAATATATCTTTAGTTAAACTTGGTATACCTTATCAATTAAATTATAATATTTATAAATATAGATTAGAGCTTGCTATTGCAAGAAGTAAAGATATAATTGCACAATTTGATATTAATATGATCCCTAAAAAATGGGATATGGATAAATTTATGTACTATGTAGAAGGTACAGGTATTGCTTGGGTAGATTATAATAAAGAAGGAATACAATTAAATCCACAGCATCAATCTGTTATGGATATGTCTATAAAAACTATAAGTCAGTATATTACATTATTAGATTCTATATTAGTGGAATGGGAAAAGATTTCTGGTGTAAGTAGACAAAGACAAGGTGAAATTGGAGCATATGAAGGTAAAGCATCTTCACAACAAGCTATATTACAATCATCACATATTACAGAAGATTTATTTAGAAAGTTTGAAAGAATGGAACAAAGAGATTTCCAAGCATTATTAGACTATTCTAAAGAAGCATGGTTAACAGGTAAAAAAGGAATGTTTGTAATGCCTGATGGTACTACAGATTATTTAGATGTAAATAGTATGGAACATATGGAAACTAATTATGGTATATTTGTTTCTGATGCAGGTAAAGATCAAGAAAAACTACAAAACATCAAAGGATTAACACAAGCTATGATGCAAAATGGCGCTAAGCCAGGAGATATAGCTGAAATGTTAGACTCAGACAGTTTCACTGAAATTAAAAAGAATCTTAAACTTGCAGATAAAGCTAATCAAGAATTAGAACAAGCTCAACAACAAGCTCAGCAAGAAATGCAACAACAAGAGTTAGAAGCACAACAAATGCAACTTGAAGCTGAGATGGTTGAAAGAGAAAAAGATAGACAAAAAGATATTGAAATTGCTTTAATAGCTGCAGAGTCTAAAGATCAAACAGATGCTAATTCTCTTAATCTAGAAAAAATGATTCAAGATTTTGAACTTAAAAAACGAGAATTAGAATTAAAAGAGCAAGAGTTAGAATTAAAAATGCAAGGAAATTCAGAAGCTGCTGCTGTTAAAAGAGAAGATATACAGAGTAAAAAAGAAATAGCAAAACAGAATGCTAACAAACCAAGATAGAAGAGCAATACTAGAACAGGTAAAAACATCTGGATCTGGAGATATAATAGCAGCTCTTCAAGGTCAACCAATTTTACCTCAACAAGAAGAACAACAAATTTCTACTCCTCAACCTGTAGAGCTTCCACCTACATCACCCCCACCAGTACAAAATGTAAGTATGGATTCTATTCCATCAACTGCAAATTCTTTAGTAGATAGTTCTAGTAACACATCTCTACAAATACAAGATTTACCAACAGGATCTCCAGAACCTCAATTATTAAAAACAGGAGGAGTAAAAAAATCTCATGGAGGATTACATACAGCAGAAGCTTCTTCTACAGCTGTTGCTCCTGTAAATATCCCAACAGTAATAGAATCTGAGACTGATCAAGAAAAAATGATAAGATTAATAACTGAAAAAAATACTGGTACTAGAGAGAGTGTAACAGGAGTTGTTTACGACACTAGAAATAAATATATAGGTAATAATCCTAATAAACAGTGGATCTCAGGATCATCTAATCAAATGTATGCTAGTGGTGACGTTAAACAAAGGGCTCAAGATTATGGTGAAACTTTTATAGGACTTGCTGCACCTATTCCTTTCTTAAATAGTATGAAAGTATCAGCATCAGGTGCAAAAATACCAGGACTTATAGATGATGTTATATTAGGACCTATTGGAAAAGCATATGGTAAAGCAAAAGATTTATTTAAAAAAAATCCACTTTCTACAGATATGTCAAATGCAAGAGTTCCTAAGTACGACGATATGTCTTTACTAGATGATACGCCTATAGAAGAACTAGCAGCTGGGCCTTTAAATCCTGGTAAATTAAGTAAAGCTGATGTAGAAAAAGTTTTTAAAGCAAAACTAAGCCATATAAAATATTTACAAAGTGATGAGTATGCATCTAAAAGAATGGCTAATACAGGAGAAAGTTTGAAAGTAGTTAAAGCACATGTTGATGATTATGTAAAAGAAGTAAATGAAGCTCCTATAAATATGGAGTTTTTTGACGATCAAATATCACAACTGCGGATGAAAGGCGCTTGGGGACAATACTATGGAGCCCCATCTGGAGAGGTTGGAAGAATGTATGTAAAAAGAGGTTACGGAATAAATTTAAGTGACGAAACAATGGATGTATTAAAACATGAGATTGGACATGCTGGGAGTCCTACAGGAAAAATGAAAGTTGCTAATCCAGATGCTCCAATAGCTAATCAGTATGATGAATTTATTGGACCAGAAGTTTATAAAAACTATCCTACTCTTAAAATAAAAAAAGAAGTAGGAACCAATGCAATAAATTATATGAAAGATCCTGCAGAACAACAACCAAGACTTGTAAGAGCTGGAGAGTGGTTAAAACAAAATGTAAAGTGGGATGGAAAGCCAGAAAATTTAACAGATGATATGATACGTTCACTTATTAAAGCTGTATCAAAATCAGAAGTTCCTCATGATGTAGAAATGCTTATTAGATATGCAGATGCTACTCCAAAACAAATGAAAAACGTTATAGGAAAAGCATGGGCTATAGCTCCAGTTGCTGTAAGTGCAGGAGCAGCAACGTCAGAAAACAAGGAAGAAACAGTAAGTTTTAAAGATGGAGGATGGAGTACATTTGGTAAAACAGGGAAGTTTTTAAAAGAAGATGCTTTTTCAAAAGATAATATAATGTCTGTTTTAAATCTAAATGTAAAAAAAGATTTAGAAAAAGGTACCCCAACATTTCTTTATGGCTATACAAACGATCAGATGACAATGAATGACCTTGAAAGAATGAAACAATATATAAAAACTAAAGGTTTGAATGTTAAACAGTACTTTGATGCATATATTAGGGGTGATGAGTTTAAAAGAAAAGAAATAGAAAATTATAGAAAAAAGAATCCAGATACAAGAATAGATAGAAGTTTAATGCGTTTGTTAGGTAGATCTGCACTTATGTTATCACCTTTAGAAGTTGGTGTTGGATCTACTCTAATTGATCCTGATACTGGAGTACATAAAATTACAGGTGAAAAATTTGATATGAAGTTTGAAGATGGTGGTCTTAGAGATCATATGATGAGTTATATGGATTTTAGAGGCAGTGATACAACTAATGTAAATCTTGTTATGAATGCTATAGCTGAACATGAATCTGGAAATGTAGATGATAAAATTCAAGTTTCACAAAACGACGATGGAACTTTTTATGATGGGCCTGGTAGAGGTGCATATCAATTTGAAATAGGAGATAAAAAAGGAGCTAATACAGCTATGAATAGAACTGCTAATTTTTTAGCTTCTTCAGCAAATAAAACATATTTTGGTTCAACTAAAACTATAAAAGATTTTACAAATATATATGAGAAATATATAGCTAGTCCATCTCAAGATTTTTCTAACCTTAGTAGAGATGATCAAGATGCATTATTTTTAGGAGATAAGTTATACGGAGGAGTAGAACGAAGAGATAACTTTGATGAAGTGCTTAAAAATCCTACACAAGAAAATGTTTTTATATATTGGCTTAATAATCATAAAGGAAAAGTTAATGGTAAGAATATACAAGATCTTACTGAAAAAGAAATAAATGTAGAAAGGAAAAAATGGAATAAAAGAACTAAAAACATGTTTAAAAAAGGAGGACTTAAGAAAAAATGTAAGTATGGATGCTGGTAAGTGTTATATAATAAAAGAAAAAGTAAAACTATAGAAAATTAAAAACTAATTAAATTAAATGTTAAATTTGTAAATTAAAACAATATATATATGGACCCAAATGAAAAAATACAATTAGACGATATTACCTTTGACGAAGTCATTGCAGGTGATGGAGTTGCAGTAGATACTATCGATGAAATAGAACCTATTGAAGAAGTAAAAGAAGAAGTAAAAGAAGAAGTAGAAAAACCTGAAGCAGAACTTGAAGACATTGAAGATAATGACGAAGAGGAAGTTGAAGAAGAAGTAAAAGAGGAAAAAGTAGAAGAAAAAGAAGATACAGAAGAAGAAACTTCTGAACCTACAGTTGTATCAGAAATACTAAGTAGCCTAGGATATGAAGGTGAGTATGAAGATACCGCAGAAGGTTTAACAGAAATGACTAAAGATGTAGCTTCTCAAATGGCAGATGATAGAATTGATGAGGTTCTTGAAAAATTTCCTTTAGTTAAAAAACATTTAGATTATGTATTAGCTGGAGGAGAATCTCAAAAATTTATGAAAGCTTATGATCCTAGTCTAGATTATAATAGTATGGAGATTGCAGAAGATGATTCAAGAAGTCAAAAAGCAATTTTAGCTGATTATTTTAATCAAAAAGGTCATGATCAAGACTTTATTAAAGAAATGATTGAAGACTATGAAGATTCTGGAAAATTACATAATAAAGCAGAAGCAGCTAGACAAGCTTTAGGTAAAGTACAGGCACAGGAAAAAGAGCAATTAGTAGAACAACAAAAAACAGAACAAAAAAGGCAACAAGAAGAACAAGTAAAGTTCTGGAATGGAGTTCAAGAGACAATTAAAGAATCAAAAGAGTTTGCAGGATTGCAAGTTCCAGAAAGAGAAAAAACAAAATTCTTTAACTATCTCTCGAAGCCGGTAACTAAAGAAGGTTACACGCAACGTGATTTAGATCACTCGCAAGCTGAAATGGAAAAGAAATTAGCTATAGATTATTTAATGTATAAAGGATTTAATCTAGAGGAAATAATTAACAAAAAAGCTAAAACAACGGCTACGAAGACATTGAGAGAAAAAATATCTAAAAACGAAGAGACTGTAAAAAGTGCTCGTAAACAAACAAGAAGAACTAAAAGTTTTGATTTAGATAGTTTAGATCTTAATATTTAAAAACATACCTGAACAGGGAAATAGGTACCCTATAAAATTTTATAAAAATGGCAGTAAATGGAACAAATATAAGCGTTCAAAAAACGTTTTACAATGATTCGCAAATGACTGATATGAACAGTCTTTCAAATGCATTGTTGTCTAAACCTACTGAACTGTCTCCAATTATTACTCATTTAGCAGGAAAAGACGACAAAAGATTCCCTTTATCTTTCTTAACGGAAGGTGTTGGTAACACAAAGTCTATTGATCGCTTGGAGTATGAATATCGTGTGGCAACACATAGATTGAGAACGAGACCAGTAGCAGTAGCAGGACCAACAGGATCAGCAATAGGTCAAGGAGGAGCAGCTTTTGAGCTGGAATTTCCTGATAAACATTTTGTATTTCCATACGTATTAGTATCTCAAGCGGGTACTCAAGCACGTATTATGAAAGAGCCTGAGCAAGTATCAGGAGGAACTTCATGGAAATATACATTACAATTAGTTAACCCAGCAGCTACAGCAACAGTTGCAGCAGCGGATTGTGTAGCAGGAGCGCTTTGGGCGCAAATGTATGCACCGGTGGGAGTAGACTTCTCTAGAGGTAATGCTTCTAACTGGGAATCTCCAGGATTAGTAAGAAATAAACTTACAACTGTAAGAAAATCTTACCATATGTCTGGAAATGCTAAAGATTATGTAGCAGAATTTTCTTTACCAACTAAAGGAGGATCTACTACTAAACTTTGGATGGACTATGAAGAGTACTTACACATGCTTGACTTTAAAGAAGAGTGTGAAATGTACTACTGGTATGGTCAAAAAACTTACGATGCAAACGGACATACTTACATGAAAGATGAGAATGGACAACCTGTAATCGTTGGTCCTGGTCTTTTAGAGCAAATTGTTAATACTGACACTTACTCTACTATGACTGAAACAAAATTAAAGAACATCATCGGAGATTTATTCTACGGAATGACTGATGCTTCTGTTAAGCAAGTAACTTTATATACAGGTACTGGTGGAGCAAGAGAATTTGATGAGGCTTTAAAATCACACTTTTCAGGTAATACTTGGAAAGTAGGTGGAGAAAACAGATTTATCACAGGTTCAGGACGTAACCTAGGATTAACTGGATACTTCACTTCCTATGAGCATGTAGATGGACACACAATCAATGTGGTAAAATTACCATTATTTGATCATGGTGCCGTGGCGCAAGCTCGTGCAAAACACCCTACAACAGGATATTCTTTAGAATCTTACAGAATGGTATTTGTTGATCAATCAAATTATGATGGTCAAAATAACCTTCAAATGATTTCTAAGAAAGGTCGTGAGGCATTAAGATGGTGTGTAGCTGGATCTGTAGTCCCTAGAGGATTTGATTCAACTTCATCTAGAGCTTCTGATGTAGATGGTGCTTCGGTACATATGTTAAAGACAGCTGGTATTGCTCTTAAGAGATTTGATACTTCGCTTGATATTACTTGTGTAGCGTCATAACTATAGGCATTAATTTGCGTCTATATATTGGTTTTTGATTAAGGTTGTGGGGGAGCAATCCCCCATAGCTTTGATCTTTAATCTAACTCCGTTAGGAGAGTTATTCTTTATATCCTAACAAACTTAACCCTTAAAAAAAGAACTGAAATTATGAGTAAAAAAGTAACAATTAGACAAAAGGAATTATTAAACCATTTGCCTAAAGCGGTAAGAGCTGAGGCCGTTATGAAACTCAGTAGCGTTTATGTAAATAGACAACCCTTAAAAGGATTTACCCCTGAAGAAGAAAAAAAGTATATGAATGGAATATTAGATGTTAGTCCAGGACATAATGATTGGCCTAAACATTCTAAACAATTCTGGGCTGAACTTACAATACCAGTAGGTTTTACTGGGGTAGAATTAGAAATAGGTATGGATGATGATGATAATCCTATTAATATAATGGATTATATCAAATATAGATTTGCTATTAAACATCCACATGTAGCTATGACTAAAGGAGAGATGGATGCTGATTTTAGCAAAAGATTTTATATTCAAGATCTTACACGAGCTGATAAAGTTAAGAATAATGAAATTCAAGTTAAAAAAGATGCAGATAAAGAATTTATTAAAATGTCTTCTAATGAAAAAACTATGAAGAGAGTATTAAGACTAATGTCTAATACTAATCCTGATAGAATGACAGCAGAGCAAATAGAAAATTCTTTATATGAAATTAAAAATTCAAATCCAAAAAAATTCTTTAGAATTGCTACAGATAAGAATTTAGAACTAAAAGCTGAAATTGAAGAAATGGTATCAGCAGGAGTTCTAAGAAAAATAGGAAATCAGATAATTTTTATTGATGAAGTACTTGGAGATACAACAGATGATACTGTTGTTCATCTAAAAGATAAAAAGAATTCTGGTAAATTAACTTTATTAAGAGCTAAACTAAAAGAATTATCATTAGTATAATATGAATGTAAACGAAATGCATTTGGCAATACAGCAAGGAGTGGATAAAATAAATTCACTCCAAGCTGATATGCTTTTATCTCAAGAAATAGATATAGAATTAAATAAGTCTCAAATGAGATTTATAAATACTAAATACGGTAAAAACAATAAATATAGAAAAGGATTTGAAGAAAGTCAAAAAAGAATTGATGACTTAAGATCTTTAGTTAGAGAGTATGAAGCTCCAGTAAACTATAAAGAACAATTAGGAAACAAGTTTGATATAGATACTTTTACTTTACCTTATGATTATTTATATTTAGTAAGTACATTATCAAGAACACACATTAATGATAATTGTACACCTATTTCATACAATTTAGAAGAAGCTGAACCTATACAATTTTTTATATTAAACTTATCACAAGTAGTATTAAATAATAATAGTTCAATAGCAAATTATCTTATTATGTATGAAGATGCTACTGATTTAACTAAAGGACAAGCTGTATTATGGCAAAATGATAATAATTATGTTTATCCTCAAGATATAAATGCAGCTAGAGAAGATATTATACAAAATTCAGGAATAGGTTTTCAAGTTTATTGGGAACAGTACGGAGATTTAAATTATCCAGGAAACTTTATTGTAGTTCCAAATCCAGATGTACATACTTGGATAAATTGGGATCTATCAGTAGGTACAGTAACATCATTAGTACATGTAAGTTCTTTAGGAGCACAATTACAAACTGTAGGTTTACAATACTCTCAAGCATTTCTTGGAGCTAAAAGAATTTTAGACGATCCAACAGAGGTTTCATCAAGCAGTACATTTATACAACATGATGATATATTTACACTGTTAACAGATCCTTTTAATACAACAAAATACACAGACCCATTATATACCATACGTGGAAACGCAATGGACTTTTACACGAATGATATATTTATAATAGACGCAGTTAAAATAACGTATATAAGAAAACCCGCAAAGATTTCATTATCTTTGGGGATTAGTTGTGAATTACCCGAACATTGTCATCAAGAGATAGTGGACATGACAGTGAGTAGTATACTTGAAGGGATTTCTGATCCAAGGTATCAAACTCACCAAATAGAGGTAAATAAGAACGAATAATATTAATTAAAAAAATTAGAAAAAATGGCAAGACATTTGTTAATTGGAGATGAGAGCGCAGTTTCGTACACTAATAATGTATTAGACTTTGGCTCTATCGACATTCAAAAAGAAGCGGCTGGTACCGGTGGTGCAACTTCCCTAGTAATGGGAGACACTATAGCAGACGCTGATAGAATCAGAATTGTACAAGGTGATAGTTCAGGTTCAGGTAAAAATATTGTTTCACCGTGGTTTTACGGTAGAGATGTAATCAATTGGAGTGGAGCAAGCTACGCAGCACAAACTGCACACACTAGTACATTAGCTCCATCAGGAACATCTGCAGCAGCAGCTAAAGATATAGAAGTTAAATTGGTAAGAAAAGATGGTACTCAACCAGAATTCTTTAAGTTTAATGCAACTATTGCACTTAGCTCAAATGCAGCAACTGCAGGAGCAGCGATTGTTACTGCATTTAATGCATTAGATAAAGTACCAGCATGGTTAGATACAGCGGCAGGAACTACAACAGTAACATTTACAGGTACTTTAAAAGGTGCAGCTCAAACAGCAGGTGCAGGAGAAACTTGGAACTATGCTCCAGCTATATTTGATGTTATGGTATCTGACAACCCAACTACTACTCAAACTTATACAGCAGCTAATGGTGTACAAGATGGTACTCCTGGGTATGGAGATGGAGAGTATGTTCAAGATATGGAAGAAGCTCTTATGGGAGTTAATTCTGGTTATTACAACAGAGTTCAATTACCAAAGGCTCCTAATACTAATGCTGTGGTAACAACAAATTATGATGTTTGGAATATAGTATCTACTAAAGATGGTAGTTCTAATTCTCAAATTCATGGTGTAGACAATCTTATAGATATTAGTGTTGCAATTACTACTGGTTCAGGTGCTAATGCATTATCTTTTGAAAATAGAATGAATGCATATTTAGGTAGTGCTGGATTTGCTCCGGTTACACTTTAATTATTAATCTTTAAAAAATAAAATAAAATGGCACATATACAAGAATTTATCGGTAAAGCTACATATGACTTTTCAGTTGATGGAGGAGCAGTTTCAGCAATTACTCCAGCTAGTAACTTTACAATTCCAAACAATGCAATTATCACTGATGTGTACATGCATACAAGTACTGCTATGACTAGTGGTGGTTCAGCTACTGTTGCTTTAGCAATAGGAGGTGTAACTGTTCATGCAGCACAAGCTTTCGATCATGCTGATTGGGATGATGAGGATGTTACTTTAATTGAAATTAATGACAAAACAACTTCATCAGGATCTTTAACATTTACAATTGCTACAGCAGCATTAACTGCCGGTGTACTTAATTTCTATGTTAAATATTTCATAGCTATTGAAAGCTAAGAAATACTAACTTATTAAAAGATTGATAGGGGGCAATAGTCCCCCTGTTAGTCTTTTTTTTCACATTTAAAAAAAATACATTATGGGATTACAAATATCCGCATCTAATTCATGCGATCAAATAAATATAATTGCAGATTATTATAGTGCGAGTACTTCTACAACTTTAACATTTGGAGTTATAAATGCACAAGGAGTTAACATATTAAATATAACATCACCAAATTTTAACATCACTTCTACTAGTGGTGTTCTTAGTATACCTATGTATACATCTAGTTTAACACAAGATAAAGGAGTTATAACTGTAATTTCGTACATTAATGGAGCAGAAAAAGACAGACAGACAGTAATATTAAATTGTGATATTGATTGTTGTCTTACAAAATTAACTAATGAACTTATAGATTGTCATTGTGATTGCGCAAGATGTTCTAAAACATTAGCAAAAGCTCAAAAAATTATGTTGCTATTAAAAGCAGCAGAATATTCAGTAAACCAATCAAATAATCTAGATAACCAAACTTTAGCAAATGGTTATATTACAGACGCACATAATAAATACACTAAAGCAAGAGAAGTCTGTGACAATAGTTGCGGATGTGATTGCTAAATACATAAACTATGTTTAGACAATTTCCAATATTTTACTATGCTGAACCTGAAGGAGAAGGAGGAGGACAAGGTGGAGAATCAGCAGAAGAATCTTCAGATACTAAAACAGGACAAGCTGTTGGTGGTGATAGCAGTAGTAGTGGAACAACAGATAATCAACAACCTACTTATCAAGATACTAGACAACCTGAAGCAGTACAAGGAACTGGAGGAAAATATTTAAGAGTAAAACCTTATTCAGGACCCCCTAATCAAACTACTATGGGGAGGAAAAGTCAAACATTTGGAAGTCCTCCACCATTAGGTTCACCTAAACACATACATTTATGGGCAGGCCCACATATGAATGTTAGTCAAAATGCTGCTTTTATACGAGTTTACGTTAATAAATATGTACTTGACGAAGATTTTAATTCAGGTGGACTTATAGCAAATAATGCTTACGACGCAGTAGTAGCATTAGAAGATGTTACAGAACCAGGATTAGGAGCTCCTTATTATACAGATCCTCAAGGAACTACTTTTAGTCAACAAACTTATTTTAACGCACCGCTAGGAAATATTTATGATGATGGTTTTCAAGTAGCAATTTTATCTCCTTCTTTTGGAACTGTTAATAAAATTTCTACTAACCCTGATACAGCTCAATTTTATATTGAGTATGAAAATAATATAGGAGCTTTACCAGAATTTGCATTTTATCGTAAAATAAGAGTTACATGGTTAAGTGGTGATAATAAAACTTTTGAGGTATTACTTCCAGGAGCTGCATATTTAGAAATGGGATATGCTAATCATAGCACTTATAGTCCTGTTGGTACTAGAGCAGATGCTTGTCATGGAGATAGAGTACAAGCTAGTTCTCCTCCATTTACATCTCTTTCTGAAAACTATGTAACCTATAATGGAAATTCTCATAACACGCATGCTTATACAGGATTTTTTAAAGAAGTAATTGCTAATGGATCATCGCCTTTACCTAATGATTATGTATATAATACTACATGGAATAATAATAGATATTACGATTTTAGTTATGATACAAATGACTTACCTTTTCTATTTGGAAATTCAGGACAACCTATAGATAATTATTCAGGAGAACAATATTATAAAGGAATTATAGGAAACTTTGAAAATGGTAGTACAATTGGAAACGATCCTCCAGTAGCATGGTTAAATAAAAATATACAAGGAAATTCTTATGATTATGTAGCAAACAATATATCAGTTTTTCCATATATAAGCCCTATTCAAGCTCTTAATCCTTATCAAGGAGGAGGACAAATATTTAGGTTTAGTAATGTACATATATATGCAGATAACCTTCCTAATTGTACTGCAGCACCGCCACCTCCTGTAGCATGGGAAGCTTGTATGGATCCAAATGCTTCTGATTATTATGGATACACAACTGTAGATTGTGATAGTAATGATTTAACAAATCAAGGAGGAGTTAATTATATTAGCAATCCCCAATTAGCACAATGGATTCCTGGACCATGTTGTACAGATTGTAACAATTTACAATTAAGTTTAGATTTTGTCACTGATTGTAGTACACAAGGAGGAAGTGATGGAGCAATACAGGTTACTGTTATGGACGGTAATGGAAATCTTACAGGGGCTGCAAACTACACATATGTTATGGAAGCCTTAAATGGGCAAAATATTGGAGGATTAGGTACAGGATCGGTAAGTACCCCAGTAGTTGTAGGATCAAGTGGTCACCCTGTTGGTGGTGTTCCGGGTAATGGTGGTACTTTTACATATGGATTTGGAATTCAATTAGCTCAAGATGTATCTGTATTTAATCCTGGTAATTCAGCATTTGCTGGTAGTACTGCTTTAAATGTAACAGTTAGTGGTAATGTAAATAATCTAGTACCAGCAAGTACTGATAATGGAACATTTACTACAGGTTTAATAGCAGGATGTTATAGAATTTATGTATATGATTCGAGTGTAAATGCATCAGGTACAACAACACCTTGTTTTGACTCTATAGATGTTTGTGTTGCTGATGGTGTAGGAGTTATAGGATGTACAGATAATAATGCAGGTACAAATTTTGGTGTAGCTTTAAATTATAATTCAAATGCAGTAGTAGACAATGGTTCATGTCAATATTGTCATGCTTCTAATGGAACATTAATAGATACTAATGGTAATCTTATTCCTTTAGCTGGAGAAATTGCACAGTCTGGAACAAATTCATTTATTGCAACACCTACACAAAGAACAAATTCTAATGATGGTTCTGTACTAATACAAAATTTAACTGCAACTTCAAATTTTCAAAATTATATAAATAATATTGTTAATGCACAGGGAGTAATTAATGTAGATTATACATTAAGACTTTGGAAAGCTAATAGTATGGTTGATTGGGATAATGCTCAAGCAAGTTCAACTCCTAACGATTTAACAAACTTTAGTGCTCAAGCTGCTGCTCATAATAATGGTAATATGGGTTGGGCGTATACTTATAATACAACTACTTTAGGGGCAAATATAAATTATGGATATTTTGCTTTACAGGTAGCAGTTAGTGATCCAGATGCAGCAGTAGAAATAGAAGAGTGTTTTCAAGTATTTTACTTTATAATACCAATTGAAGTATGTGAAGATCCAAGCGGTGCTTTTGCTACAGCAATTACAAATACAAGCAATCCTCCAGGAACACAAATTATTAATGATCCAAGATTATGGCATTCAAATCCAAATCTTTGTCAAGTAATAAACAATTTTTGTTGTAATGTGCCTGTATTAACAAATCCAAATGCAGGATTATGTACTATTAATCAAATCCAAGCAGATTTTTATTGTGATCCAGTTCCTAGTAGTATAAGTTGGGATTTAGAATGGGCAGATCAAAATGGTGTCTGGACAGTAATAAATACAAATACTCATACACCAACCTCAACTACTCATACTCATATTTATAATCAAGGAACTACTATTAATTCAAATAGTTTTCTTTATGATGGAAATTACAGAGTAACATTAACATCTACGTATACAAATGCATCAAATTGTGTAAAAACTAGTAGTGTATTTACGATAACAAGTCCTATATATGGTTGTACTGATCCAACCGCAACTAATTATTATGCTGGCGCATCATGTGATGACGGCTCATGTACATATTGTATATACGGGTGTATGGATCCTACTGCACTTAATTATGATTCAAGCGCAACTTGTACTAATTCAGCTTATCCATGTATTTATCCTATATATGGATGTACAGACCCAGTAGCTTTAAATTATGACCCTACAGCTAACACTGATGATGGTTCATGTTTATATGGAGTTTTAGGGTGTACAGATACATCTGCATATAACTTTAATAAAAATTGTAATAATCAAACTGTGATAGCAACTGTAGATGATGGATGTTGTTTTTATCCATGTAGTCAACAAAATCAAGGAAATCCAAGTACTTTTGTTGTTACAGATGCTACTGGTAACTGTGGAGGATCAAATTCTGATGGAAGTATAACAGTTACAACATTTTTCCACCAAGGAGTAATGTCAGGTCAAAGTAAAACTATTTCATATTATACTAATGCAGGAGTGTTAGTATATGCAGATCCAACAGTTCATAGTAATGCAACTTCTCCAAGTCACTATAATACATATACATATAGTCAATTTGCTGCTGGAGTTTATTATTTTACAATTACAGATAACTATGGATGTGAAGAAACAGTAAGTTTTTCAATAGGAACTAATGTAGCACAATGTGGTTGTACAGATCCTAATGCATCTAACTACGATCCTACAGCAGTAACAGATGATGGATCTTGTTTATATGCAGGATGTACAGATCCAAATGCTACAAATTATAATCCTAATGCGTCTACAGATGATGGTTCATGTGTATACCCACCATTAGTAAATCCTTGTATTCCTGCTTATACAAATGATTTAATAGAATTATTAAGAGCATGTGTAGCTAAAAATGGTTTTCAATATTATAATAAATTAGTTACAGGTCAAGCAGATGATTGTTCTGTAATGAATGCTTGGAAAGTAATATTAATAGAATATATTGTAAGTAAAAGAGGAAATAGTTGTATTTATAATTGTGCAGACAGTGCATCACCATCATTAAGCTCACTTACTAGTTGTAGTTCTAAATGGGTAACTGGAGGACCTGCAACAGGACTTAATGATGTTGCATACGCAGGTTCAAGTATAACAACTGGACAAGGAACTACAGTAACAAACCCAACTTTATTTTTTGTACAAGCAACTACTTTATATGTAGGAGATGTTATAAAAATGCCAAGTGGTTTAGTTTATGAAGTTGTATCTGGAGTATCATGTACAAATGGATGTTATAATCCAGAAACATCTGTAGGGCAAAATTCTGGACATTGGGCGCAGTGTGTGCCGCAAGCTCAAATAACTTCATTTAATAATAATATTAATTATTTAGATAAATTTAATACATTTGTAACTAAGTTTTGTGTAGATTGTAATATTGTAGATGAAAATGTAATCCAATCTCCGAGAAGTCAAAATCAAAATAGCGTTCGAAGAGGAGGAATACAGATAGACGGAATTAGCGGACTAGAAATATAAAATAAAATAAAAAAAAATATAATATGGCAAAGGTAACAGACTTAACAACTTTAGCTAAAACTAGCGCAGCAAGTACAGATTTTTTACTTGTTTCAAATAGTGCTTCAGGACAGTCAAAAAAAATAACATTAGAAAGTTTATTTCCTTCTGTTTCTACAGCGGGATCTAGTAGTGAAACACTATATAATAGTGCAACACTTACAAATAAAAATCAAATAGCCTTTAAAGGAATAAAAAGTGGTGATACAGGTTTATTAACTGTAGAAACATCTTCAAGCAACTTAGTTTTAACAGTATTAGAAGCTGGAATAGATTTAAGTTTATGTAATAATGCAACATCAGGATTTTTAACATCTGTAGATTTTACAGGAACAGTAACAGGAGAATGTGGAGTAACAAATGGAGGTACTGGTTTATCTACAATTGCTAAAGGCGCAATGCTTTATGCAAGTGCTACTGATACAATAGCAGCTACTGCAGCAATGTCTACAAACGGACAATTACTTATTGGTAATGCAACTAATGGATACCCATCAGTAGCTACACTTACTGCAGGAGCAGGAATGACAATTACTAATGGTGCAGGATCAATTACTTTAGCAGCTTCAATATCTAATGCAGAATCTAATATAGATATGCGTAATGCTGCTGACAATGCTACTTATAATGTAGATTTAGTTGGAGGAACAGCATTTATATCTGGAGACGGAACAGCAGAAGGATTAACAGTAGATAATGATGGTAAAGTATTTATAGGACAATCTACTCCTACAGCAGCATTTGCTGATAGTTTAAATATAAAAGGAGGAATTAGATTTACAAATACAGATGCTCCTACAATAAAACCAACAGCTACAACTTCTAGTACAGCTGGACAATCAGTAACTATCGAAGGAGGAGGCAGTGCAGGAGCGGCTGCTGGACATTTAAATTTAACAGGAGGTACAGCATCAGGAAACGGAGCAGGAGGTAATGTAGTTCTTACAGGAGGTAGAGATACTTCTGGAAGTACTGATGGTACAGTACAATTAAAAACTTATACAGGAAGTACAGCTACTGCCGGATTAACTGTTCAATCAGAAGGACAAAACGTAACAGTTGATACAGGTAATTTAGTTATTACTCAAGCAGCTAAAGGTCTTGTACATACAGGCACAGGAACAGTTACACAAGGAACAAATCATACATCAGGAGTTACAATTAATGCAACTTCTGGTAGAATAACATTAGCAGCTGTAGCTTTAGCAGCAGCAACTAATGCAGAATTTACCGTAACTAATAGTACAGTAACTGCTAATTCAATTATTCTATTAACAGTGCAAGATGAAAATACAACTGATAATGCACAGTTAACGGCAGCTACGCATACAATAGCAAGCGGTAGTTTTATAATATCATTACACAATCCAGCGGCTACTGGATCAACATCAACAACAGCCAGCAAAATTCACTTTTTAGTGATCAATTAATTTATTAACTAAAATCATAATAGACGATGAAAAAAATTAAAGCAAAAAAAGGAGAGTGGGTAAATTTATCAAATCATTTACCAACTTTAACAGAAGTACCAAGTAAAACTTTTGCAATAGCAGTAGCTAAAAATGTAGCTATTCTTAGAGAAAAGTTAGCTGACTTAGAAGGCGTATTAATGCCTACTCCAGAGTTTAGAGAGTTAGCTGAAAAAGCAAAAGCATACGAAAACAAAACAGATAAAAAATCTGTAGCAGCATTAAAAAAATTAGAAAAAGAATACAAAGATGTTATTACTAGTAGACAAGAACAAATCGACAATGTTAATTTGTTATTAGCAGAAGAGATTGAACTAGAAGTAGAACCAATAACAGAAGATATGTATCCTGAAACTATTAATGCTAAACAAATAATAGGATTAACAATACTTAATATATAAATTGAAAAAATTACTTACATTATTAATAGTTATTATAATAACTTCTTGTGTTGCACCTAAAAAGTGTTGCGGGCAATTAGATCTTAAAAAAACGTTTAAATTTTCTACGTTTTATGCATCTGTAAACGGAGGTACATCTTTATCAAATGAAGATGTATTCTCTGTTAATACAGGAATATTAGAACAAAATATTATAGAAACTCCTTATGATTATAATTTATCTTTAGGAGTTAGAAAAATAGCAAGATTTGGATATGAAAATAGAGCAAATACGTTTTATGATGGTACAGAAACAAGTTGGTCAGATGGAGCTAATATTGGTAAAGTAAGTGGTTTAGAATTTTTATTTGAAGTTAATTATAAAAGACAACAAGGTATAGATTATTTAGATCAGCATCACTTTATAAGGTTTGTTGATGACAAGTATATATTAAAAGGTGAATATTTAGAAGATGGTTTTGCAGATATTAAATACTTTGAAACATCGGAAAGATATAGATATAAAGTAAACAATAAATTATCTTTTAATGCTGGACTTGTGCAAAGATTATCTGAACCTTATGGATATGATCCTTTAGAAGAATGGATGTTAAGTAATGGTAATTTACATTACACGTATTTAGCTATCCAAGAAGGATATACTATTGATGTATATAATAGTGAATATAAAGATCCAGCTGGTAATGTTGTTGCAACAAGTAAAGATGTCTGGGAAGCTGTAGTAATACCACAAGTATTATATGACTATTCAGAAAGAAAAAGAAATCAGTTAGAAAATACTATACAACATTCTATAGTATTAGGATTTGATTACTATTATTATAAAAAGAATTTTTGGGCACATACATGGGCTAATCTAATGCCATACCATTATGATGATAAAGGAGAGTTTTCTTATCATGCATATAATGATGGTCAATGGTTAGATTATAGCGGTGGTTTAATATTTGGATATAAGTATAATAAAAGTTTAGGTACTTTTATAGAAGGAAAATATAATAAGTATTGGAATAGAGAATGGTATGATTTTAAATTTGGTATAAACTATATAATATTCTAATGTATACATACAAAGCAAAATTAGACAGAGTAGTAGATGGAGATACAATTGATGCTCATATAGATTTAGGATTTGATATTACTATACACAAAAGAATAAGACTTGCAGGTATAGATACACCAGAATCTAGAACTAGAGATTTAGAAGAAAAAGCTAGAGGTTTAGCTTCAAAAGATAAACTAGTAGAATTACTAGGAGATGGAGACTTTGTATTAGAAAGTAAAGAGGTAGGTAAATATGGTAGAGTACTTGGTACTTTATTAGTAGATGATGTTAATATTAACGACACTTTAGTAGAAGAAGGCTTTGCCGTTGAATACTGGGGTGGTAAAAAAAATAAATAATATGATAAATTGGATAAACGGTTATGCTGCCGGAAATAAAAAGCAAAAATATGAGTTTAATTTTAGACTAGGTACATTTACAGTTTTAGAATTTAAAGCTTGTTTATTTTGTGATGATGATTGTACAGCAAAAAGATTTAGATTAATGGTGTTAAATTTAGGATTTGAAATATAATGGCAAAAGAACTAAGCGAAGATACAGCAGTACAATTAAGCCTAAAAACATTAGGAGGGGTAGCCTTCTTGATAGCTACCTTAGTTGGTATGTGGTTTACACTGCAAGCAGATATAGACGAAGCAAAAGAACTTCCAGCACCACCAGATCCTGAAGTAACAAGAATGGAGTTTGACATGAAAGATCAGATGATTCGTAATACTATTATAACTACACAAAAGGATGTAGAAGAAATAAAAGGTACTCTTGAAAAAATAGAGGATAAGCTTTATAACAGGTAATGAGAAAATTAATCTCTATAGTAATATTTATTTTAATTTCCTTAAGTGTTAAATCACAAATAGTAGTAACAGAATTTAATGCAGAATGGAATGATGCTAATAAAGTTGAGTGGTTAGAAAAATTATCTGATTGTGATATATCAAAAGTTGATATTACAAAAGAGCTAGAACTGCAGAAAAAGCATAAAATAGTTATAGTACCTACTATTATTATTTTTAAGGATGGAGAAGAAATTGAACGGTTTCAAGCAGATCTTAGTTTTAAGATGCTTGCTACTAGAAAGGAATTACAAAATGTCATTAATGAACAAATAATGTCAGATTTTTAATGGATGCACTAGCAGATATATGGCAAAAGCATGGATATAAAGAAATAGCTAATTGGATTGACGGAGCAATAGCTGTTAGTCTACTTATGGGTTTATATTATTATAAATGTTGGGTAGATAATAAATTTAGAATTAAATGAAAAAGATTATTTTAATACTAGTAATTGGGTTAATAATGTGTGTAACATCTAAGAAATGTTATACACAAGTTGATTGGTGCGATTCAATATCATACTCAGTATTACCAAATACAAATGGTGTTTTCAGTGTAATGATTGAGACAACAGATTCTTTAGATAATTATTGTGACACTGTAAGTGTTGCATGGGCAGTTTGTAATTTTCAACTTTGCTTTCTTGGTAATGGAGCATGGGCATCATTTCCAATAATACAAACTACAGACACAGTAAAAGTATGTTACAGTGCTTATGTAACAGATACTAATTGGCAAACAATATACGAGTGTCGTGACGTATGTGAGTGGATAGTATACAATGGTATTGAATGGGTAGAGTGGAATAATGTTCTTAGTGTAAATGAAGTTCCATTAAGAATTACTGACAACAATATATATGATATTAATGGTAAAGTTATAACTAACTTAAAAAACAATACTATATATATCAGAAAAAACAAAAAATTTATTAGATTATAAAATGAGAAAATTATTATTACTATTATTATTAATACCTTTTATCGGACTTGGTCAGATAAATAACTTTC